TTCTTAACAGAGCAAACCTTGGTATGGAAGTTATGCACGAAAGAAATGCACACAACTTCCCTCTTGACTTAGCATCTACTGAGTCAACACAGGTTGCACTTATTGCTCCTGCTGTAGGTTAGTAATGGAACTCATTGCTATATTCGCTGCTATTTCAGCGACTATATACGGTGCATATCGGATGACACCTAAACAATGAAGTTAAAGAAACCTCTCAAACATGTTAGATTGCATCAGATGAAATTCTTCTGGTGGGATCCTAAAGATGATCCGAGAGAACCTGAATACTGGGACTCCCTTAATGGGGGTCCTTTTTTTGTCTAAATATTTTTGTAAAGTTATATTAATAACGATGTTTTGTAAAGTCAAAAAGTCCATTAAAGAGTATAGAGATTTTCAAATGAAAATGTATACTCGTATTGCTGATAGACTTGAGCAAAGATTAGCAGCAGTCATTGCAGCAAAGCAAAAGTTATCAGAACAGATAGATAGAGATAATGAAGTTATAGAAGATTAGTGGATTTTGATCAACAGTTACAAACGGAACATCTTCTTCTTGAGGATAGAGTTTGTACTGTTTGTAATATAAAGAAAGGACTACTAGCAGATTTTTATAGATGTAGGAGAGATCCCTCTCTTACATCTTCTTATTCATACGAATGTAAGCAATGTACTTTAGAGAGGGTTAGAAAGAAGTACAAGGTCGGTGAATGTGTTATCTGTGGTGCTTCTGACGTAAAGTTAATAAAGGATCTTTGTAGATCCTGTGACAAGGGTTTAAAAAAATTTGACCATAGCATTGACAATCTAAAACGTGCTATGGTATACTTAGAAAGAGAATAGTATTGTTATGACTAAGACTAAGATTGCTGTGGGAAAGGTAAAGACAGTATTCAGTACTGCTGAACCTGATGTAGTTCTTATACAATATGAAGATAGAGTTACTGCTGGTAATGGTAAGAAAGAATTATGGGTAGAGAATAAAGGTCAAGTTTGTTGTGAGATTTCTGAGTTGCTTTTTAAGGAATTAGAAAGGTATGGGATAAGTACTCATTATATTGATAGGTATCCTGTAAGTATTATGTCTTGTAAGAAGGTTGATATTATTCCTATAGAAGTGGTGGTGAGGAATGTTGCTACTGGTTCTATTGTTAGACAGACTACTCTTGAAGAAGGTCGTATTTTTAATTGGCCTTTAGTTGAGTATTATCTTAAGGATGATGAGAAAGATGATCCTCTACTTACAGAAGATCGTATTAGATTGATGGGTGATTATCCATTAAGAGATATGGAACAGACTGCTAGAGAAGTTAATGGAATAATGTCAAAGATATTTCGTAAGATTGGTCTTACACTTGTTGATTTTAAGTTAGAGTTTGGTTATGATGTTAACAAAAATTTACTTCTTGCTGATGAACTATCACCTGATGGAATGAGACTTTGGAAAGATGGTAAAAGTTTCGATAAAGACTTGTTTAGGAAGGAAGAAGGAGACATAATTTCTGCCTACAAATACATTTTAAATGAACTAAAAAATTGCTATTGAAACTCATTCTCAATAAGGGGTGATTTTTTCTCAATAAGATACTATATACTAATGAGACATTAAAAAATCACATGGCAACTATTACTTTAAAAGCACCCAGTGGATCAATTGATACATTTGAATGTGACTCCGAGACTACCATATTAGATGCATTAGAGGAAGCAGGTTTAGATCATCCATCCTCATGTAGATCAGGTGCGTGTTCATCATGTGCTATGAAGATTATTGAGGGTACAGTTAATCAAGAGGAACAATCTTTTCTTGATGATGATCAATTAGAAGAGGGATACGTTCTCACTTGTGTTGCTCTCCCAACATCTGATGTTACTCTCTTAACAGAACAAGAAGAAAATCTGTATTAAGTCTTGACAATTTTAATAAATACCGTATAATATAGAAAGATTATTAATCTCTATGCACGGTAATTTAGAACCAGAAGAAAATGTCTGGCCCAAGGAACATATAAATGACCTTTGGGAAGACATGGATCGCCTTAATGCTCTCTATGAAGAGATGATGTGGCCTGTTGATGACGTTTTAGAATTTGTTCCAGATCATGAGAATGATAGGATAATTATTAAAAATAGATCTAGAGAAGGTAGATGAGAGAATTAATTTTCTTCTTATTAACTTTTCTAAATTTTTGGTTCTTCCCATTTGTTATCGCTCTTGTGGTAGCATTTTTTGTTGAGCAAGTAGTTAAGAGATCCTCTGGATTTCAGGAAAAGGATGTTGAAACTGCTACAAGAATTAGAAGATTTCTTTGGAGACAGAATATAATTCTGAATTTTTCGTGGTTCTTATGTTACTTCATCTTAATGTTTATGATGAGAACACCACAATCACAAATGCCTGACATGATCTGGCAAGGTTAAATAGTATTTTACAAAAGGTATCAACGATGACACTTGAGACATTGAATTTTACTGTCTACTCAAAACCAGGTTGCCCCTATTGCGAAAAGATCATAGAAGTGCTAGAATTATCACAACTCAATCATGTAATCTATACTCTAGATAAAGATTTTAATAGACCTAGTTTCTATGGAGAGTTCGGAGAAGGAACTACGTTTCCTCAAATTGTATTAAATGGAAAAAAATTGGGAGGATGCAGTGACTCAATCAGATATCTCCAAGAAAAATCAATCCTCTGATATACCTATAAATAGAGGCGTAGAATTAATACTAGCAGGAGGAGGAAGACCGAAACCTCAAAAGAAGCCTTTAGGTATAAGGTTTGAAAATATGGTCTCACTTCTTAAGAGGGAGTTCCATTTTACTTTTGAGTTTTCTTTAAGCATCAACAAAAAGAAAACAATTACTGGAGATGTGCCATGTCAGAAACGTTAGTGATTACCCTAACACTTACGACAGTAGTGTCGTTACTTGCACTTTTAGTGGGTGGTATGATAGGATGGATGGCGAAACAGCATTCATATGAGACTACACCGCAATATGTGTATACGCATCCTGAAATGTTAGATGCAAATGGAAATTTAATTCCTGATGAAATTGTAGCCGTGAGGTTTGAAAATTATGACAACGCAGAAGAAACCGAGGAAGACGACAGTTAAGAGAGCGTCAACTCCAATACCAGATCTTCCACCCAATCCATTTACTTTTGAAGTATTTGACATTGTATCTAAGCAGAGAAGTGCTGCTAAGAAAGTGGAAGCACTGAAGAAGTTTGAACATGACTCATTTAAGGCATTGTTTATATGGAACTTTGATCCGAGTGTGATTAGTTTACTTCCTCCAGGAGAAGTTCCTTATTCTAGTATGAAGGATGAGCAGAATAATACTGGAACATTAAGTACTAGGATTGGTCAACAAGTTAATACACTATCACACAATCAAACTACTCATGTGAATGAAGGACACACTACTCTTCGTAGAGAGTGGACTAAGTTATATAATTTCATTAAGGGTGGTAATGATAGTTTGAATGGTCTTCGTAGAGAGACTATGTTCATCAATATTCTTACTGGTCTTCATCCATTAGATGCTGAAATCTTATGCCTTGTAAAGGATAAGAAATTAACAGATAAGTATAAGATCAATAGAGAGCATGTTGAAAAAGCATACCCTGATATTCAATGGGGAAATAGATCATGACGGTTATAGTTCTCCATGAAAAATGCGAAAGAGATAAGGCAGAGAATAAGAAATTGCCTTCTGATTCTTTCTTAGTATCATATAAGGTCGAAGATGAAATTAAGTATGATGTAACTAGAGCAGCTACACAACTTGAATTGTTTGATCATTATTATGATACATATAAAAATGTTCAGGGTATTGCTTGGACTAAAGGTATAGTGAGTCCTAGAACTTATAATGTAGAACAACCTATAAAACCAAAAAAACCAGAAAGAAAAAAGAGAAAGAGAGAAGAAAGGAAGGATGAAGAATAATGGTAGAAGTTAATTTTGCAAAACAATTAAAGGAAGGAACTAAGAAGTCTCATACAATGGCTGAGAATACTAGTTTTGTTTCTTCCTTTCTTAGGGGTGTAGTTGATGAGATAAGTTATCGTCAACTTGTTGCTAATTTTTATTTCATATATCAGGCATTGGAGAGTGAAATGAATCTCCATAAGGATCATGAATATGTTGGTAGGCTTGCACTTGATGGTCTTGCAAGACATGATGCTCTTGTGAATGATTGTAAGTATTTCTATGGATATAAATGGCAAGATACCATACGTCCAACTGAACAGGCACAGAGGTATGTCAATCGTATTCATGAGGTTGCTAATAAGACTCCAGAATTATTGATTGCTCATCACTATACTCGATATATGGGTGACTTATCTGGTGGACAGATACTTAAGGGCATTGCTCAGAAAGCATTAAACCTTAGAGATGTTGGACTTGAGTTTTATGACTTCCCTGAAATAGAAGATAAGAAAGAATTTAAAGAATCGTATAGAAGTATTCTTGATAATCTTCCTATAGATCAATCAACTATGAATGCTATCATTACTGAGGCAAATTTTGCTTTTAGATTAAACATGTATATGTTTGAAGAGATTCAAGGTAATGCAGCAACACCTTTAATTAAGATTCTTATGAGTTACTTTAAAGATTTTGTAGATGAAATGACTTATTCAAAGAGGTTCAGAAAATGACAAAGGGAAAAGACTTAAATATTGATATTGATTTGGATGAATTGCGTCCAATAAAAAAACAGTACAAGAAACTTAGAAAGTATATGAAATCTAATCTTTATCAGATTAAAGAGATGGACGGTACAGAAAAAGTTGTAAGTAGTTTGATGAAAGAATACCAAGATGAGTTCGTAAAAGAACAAAGAGATAAATTTGTATCAGAGAATACAAAAGAACTTGACTAAATAGTTGAAATGTGTTATAATTAACACAATCGTTCAACCTGATACATTCAGGTCGCAAGTAAGCCGACTCGGAACGGAATCGTTCATCTCATGAACCTACTCATTGCTAGTTTTGGTACTTTAGTTCTAACCTGTCAAGGTGCTGATCATCTATTGGAGAATGCTGTAACTAACAGTTATCTCTCAAAGGATGCTCAAGAAGAACTAACAGAAGTTATCAAAGCAAACACTGAACCTGGTTGTTGGGACGCAAAAGCCGACTGAAGGAACGGAGTAAAATCCCAACTACTTCAGGAGTAAACCAATGGCATTAGTCACATACCGTGGTGTTCAGTATGACACCAACGAGCGAAAGCAAGTAAAGTCACAGAAGGTTCAAGAAACCTACCGTGGAATCAAGTTTGAAAAAGAACTCACTGCTGCTTAATTAAACGCTTACATATACGTTTTAGGAGGGTTGTTTCCCTCCTTTTTTTGTGCTATAATAATAAAAAAAATATGGAATGGAATTCTTGTTGGCAGTGGAAGAAAGGAGAAATTCCTAATGAGGTGTGTGATTATATTATTAATAATATAGATCATAATTCATATGAAAAGGGTACGACAGCGAATGATAATAAAATACTTGCAAGGAATGTAAACATACAATTTATTAATGATAATTGGATAAATGCATTACTCTGTGGTTATATAAGATATGCTAATTTTGCAAATTTTCATTATGATTTATCAGATGAGGATAAAGAATTAGCACAAATTTCTAAGTATTCAAAAGGTGAATATTATAAACAGCATAAAGATTTTGGGAAAAATAATCATTTAACAAGAAAGTTGAGTTTAACGGTTCAACTTTCAGATGAAAATGATTATGAGGGAGGTGATCTTCTACTTTATAATGGTTCTATTAGTGATAAACTTTCTAGAGGTAAAGGAAGTGTTATTGTTTTTGATAGTAGAGTCTACCATGAAATAACTAAAGTTACTAAAGGTGTGAGATATTCTTTGGTTAAATGGTATCATGGAGATGGACCATTGAAATAATTATAAGTATGTGCTATAATAAATAAAATGAAAAAATCTCATGGATAAGGGAAAATTAAAACTTTTAATTCGCAATGTAGAATTAGCAGTTGACTCTTTAAAGTCTGAGATATATTCAGACGTTGATGCATACACGGTAAAAGAGTATGCAAATACACGATTAGCAGATTACGATGAAGTTTTCGAGGATGATGATTAACTTATGACTGTTAAATTAATTCGCATGTGGTCAGGTGAAGATGTTATTGCTGACATTGTTGAGGATACTAGTGATTCAATTGTAATCACTGACCCAATTGTTGCTGTACCTTCCCGTGAACAAGGACAAATTGCTTTTGCACCTTGGTCTCCTTTATTAGAAAAGGATAAAATTGAAATTACTAAAAAGTATATTGTTTATATTGGTAATCCTCAAGATGGGATTATTGAGCAATATGATTCAATGTTTGGTAAGATATCACAACCTACAAAAAAACTAATTCTCTGATGACTGTAAAACTTATTACTGTTACTCCTGATGCGGAGCAACTCATGGCATATGTTGCCAGAGTATCTAATCCATCAAATCAGGACAATGAGAAATATGCAGGACTATTAAAGTACTGTATCAAACATAATCATTGGAGTGTCTTTGAACAATCTTCTATGACTCTTGAGATAGAGACTACTCGTGCTATTGCTGCACAGATACTAAGACATAGATCTTTTACATTCCAAGAGTTTTCTCAGAGGTATGCTGCTAGTACTGCACTTGGTATTATTCCTTTACCTGAATTTAGAAGACAAGATTTAAAGAATCGTCAGAACTCTACTGATGATTTGGATGAATTTACAAAACAGAATTTACAGTTACAGACACAAACATTATTTGATTCTGCTGTAGCATTGTATGAGTCTATGTTAGAACAAGGAGTTGCTAAAGAGTGTGCTAGAATGGTACTACCACTTGCTACACCTACCAGAATCTATATGACTGGTTCATGTCGTTCTTGGATTCATTACATCAATCTAAGGTCTGCACATGGTACTCAGAAAGAGCACATGGTAATTGCAGAAGCATGTAGGAAAGTGTTTACTGAACAGTTCCCTGCAGTCTCAGAAGCCCTTGAATGGGTCTAAATAATTTTACAAAAGTTAAACAACTATGCCTACCTATCCAGTAATACATAAGGAATCTAAAGAGAAGAAAGAACTGTCTATGACAATGGCAGCCTATGATCAGTGGAGAAAAGATAATCCTGAATGGGATAAAGACTGGTCAGCAGGATGTGCTGGTGTAGGAGAGGTTGGAGACTTCCAAGATAAGATGAAGAAAACACATCCTGGTTGGAATGATGTTTTACATAAGGTATCTAAGATGCCTGGTGCAAACGTTAAACCATTATAGGATAGGTAGATATGCCAGCTAAAAAAAGAAAGAATGGGGATTCCTTAAGTGGAATCGGTAGTATGAGTGCCAAGCAACTTAAAAGAAAGAAACCAATAAACACTGATGTAATGGTTGACATTAAACCATTAACAAAGAATCAGGAAAAGTTTTTTGATGAGTATAAGAAAGGTAAGAATCTCTTTGCTTATGGTGCTGCTGGTACTGGTAAGACTTTTATAGCATTGTATCTTGCTTTGAAGGAAGTGCTAGATGTAGTTACTCCTTATGAGAAAGTATACATTGTTCGCTCTTTAGTTTCTACTAGAGAGATTGGTTTCCTACCAGGAGATCATGAGGATAAGTCTTTCTTGTATCAGATTCCATATAAGAACATGGTGAAATACATGTTCGAGATGACTGATGATACTGAGTTTGAAATGCTTTATGGTGCATTAAAAACTCAAGAGACTGTTGGGTTTTGGTCTACCTCATTCATTCGAGGTACTACAATGGATAATGCTATCATCATTGTAGATGAAATGCAGAACTTGAATTTTCACGAACTTGATAGTATAATAACAAGAGTTGGTGAAAACTGTAAGATTTTATTTTGTGGTGATGCATCACAGTCTGATCTTACAAAGACTAACGAGAGAAATGGTATTTTGGATTTCTCTAAAATTATTGCAGCAATGGATCAGGATTTTTCCACCATTGAATTTGGTCTAGATGATATTGTTCGTTCTGGATTGGTACGCAATTACCTACTTGCAAAAAATGCTTTGAATATGTAATGTTCACTTTTGTTGATGAGTTAAGAGAAGAAGTTAATCTCGAATCGCAAACCATAGATGGAACCAGATTTTATAAGGTTCCTTCTGGTAAGATGTATCCTTCTATTACTTCTGTAACTAGTTTTTATAACCGTGAGGTTTTTATTAATTGGAGAAAGAGAGTTGGAGAAGAAGAAGCGAATAGGATTACTAAAGAGTCTACTTTTCGTGGAACCAAATATCATGATGTAGTAGAATACTATATCAAGAATGGTACTATTGATGGTTGCAGTATGCTTCCATCTACGAAGTTTTTATTCTTACAATCTAAAGCAAATCTTGATCGTATAAATAACATACACGCATTAGAGAAGTCACTATATAGCGATTATCTTGGACTTGCTGGTAGAGTTGACTGCATAGCAGAATATGATGGAGAACTTGCAGTCATTGACTTTAAGACTTCTAAAAAGATTAAACCCGAAAAATGGATCGAGAACTATTATGTTCAAGAGACAGCATACGCATGTATGTATTTTGAAATGACTGGTATCCCAGTTAAAAAATTGATTACTATTATGGTGGCTGAAAATGGAGAATGCGTTGTTTATGAAAAACGAGACAAGGGTAACTATATTAAACTTCTTACCCGATACATTAAAAAGTTTGTCGATTACAAAACAGGAACACATGAAGGATAAAGTAGATGATTTGATGAAGGAGAAATTCCTGTGTCAATCAAAATTTGCACAGGAGATAGAGAACCTAGTCAAAACTTATAACTTTAATTACATTGATGCTATCTTAACATTCTGTGAAGAGAATAAAATAGAGATGGAATCTGTATCTAAACTTATATCAAAACCATTAAAGGAAAAGTTAAAGTGTGATGCACAACAACTTAACTTTATGAAGAAAACATCTCGTGCTAAGTTGCCTTTGTAAATGACACCTATTGAAGTCTATAAAACATACTTAGCCTTCAAGAATCATTTTACAAAAAAGAATTACGATTACTTTAAATATTGTGGTAAAACAAATGCATCAGTTAGTGCATTTAATAAACGCAAGGATCGTTATTTCTTTGAGAGAATGTCTCGCAAGAAAGATGAGGATGAGATTAAACAATTCTTTCTTGCTAACTTCATAGAGTGTGATGATCCCGAAAGGTTATGGATTGGTGAGATCATTCGTAGTGGAAATGATTATCATAGTTCATGGTTAAAAAGATTTCAAGGACTTACATATCTGTTTGAGAATGAATCTGAGTTTATTACTAAACAGAATTTTGAAGATTTATTTTCAGTGAAGGGGTATTCGCACCCAGAGATTTTAAAGAAATATTTACAGAAGGATATCTCAATAGAGACAATGGTTATATTAGATGCAATGTTGAATTATACAAAGGACTTTAATAAAAAGATGTCAGACCCTGTGTGGGAAACCGTAGGTTTGAAGATAAAAAAATATAAGCCTTTCCTAAATATTAATATAGATAAATTTAAGAAGATTCTAATAGAGAGACTAAAATGAGCGAGTTTTTTAGATCAGATGTAGTACGAGAGACTGTGGTAGAGTTGAGTCAGATGCAAGAAAGGTTAATGATGGAAATGCCTCAATTGCCATACCTACCACCAGACAAAAAGAAAGAACACTTAAAGTTCTTAAAAGCATTCTTGGAAAAGCAGAAATTATTTTTCTTCCGTATGAGTTTAGTAGAAGATGAGGAAGTGAAGATGATTAAAGAAAAATTAATTGAAGCAGCCAAGATGTTTGGTTATAACGAGATCGATGGTATGGACAAATTTTTTGAACGTCTCGATATGACCATCAGTGAACTAGACAGCAAGATTGACAACTAGTTCATTTTACTGTATAATGATTCTATCCTAATTAATCCTAATTAATCCACATGTCATTCGCAAATTTAAAAAAACAATCTAAAGCAGGTTCTCTAACCGATAAACTTATCAAGCAGGTAGAGAAACTAAACGACAAAGGTAGTAACGTAGATGATCGTATCTGGAAACCGACTGTTGACAAGTCTGGTAATGGATATGCTATCATTCGTTTCCTTCCAGAACCAGAAGGATGTGATCTTCCTTGGACAAGGGTATACACACATGCATTCCAAGGACCAGGTGGTTGGTTTATTGAAAACTCTTTAACCACACTAGGACAAAAAGATCCTGTATCAGAGCATAATTCACAATTATGGAACTCTGGATCTGATGCTAATAAGGAGGTAGCACGTAAGCAAAAGCGTAGACTATCATACTACAGCAACATATATGTTGTTAGTGATCCTGCTAATCCTGAGAATGAAGGAAGAGTATTCTTGTACAAGTATGGCAAGAAGATCTTTGATAAGATTCAGGAAGCAATGAAACCTGAATTCGTAGATGAAACTGCAATCAATCCATTTGATTTCTGGAGTGGTGCAAACTTCAAGATGAAGATCCGTAGAGTTGAAGGTTATCAGAACTATGATAAGTCAGAGTTTGAAGCACCTAGTGCTCTCTTTGATGATGATGCTAAACTAGAGAAGATCTATAGCATGGAGCATGACTTAAATGAGTTTACTGCACCAGATAAGTTCAAGTCTTATGATGATTTGAAGAAGCGTTTGGTTTATGTCCTTGGTATGAATCAACCTAAGAAGCAAGATCCTGAAGTTGCTCAAGAGGAAGCAAACTGGGAACGTGAGCGTAGTGGAGACTTTAGTACTCCTACTCCTACAGCAACTCCCGAACCTGTAGTTGCATCATCTAATTCTGAAGATGAAGATGATTCTCTAAGTTACTTTGCTAAGTTAGTTAATTCCTAATATTTTGGGAGGAGTACAAAAGATCTCTACTTAGAAAGAGTGCCTTCCCAAATTTGATACTTTTATGTGAATCACAAGCCCACCGAAAGGTGGGTTTTTTTTATACTCCGTTTTCTTTAGGGTTATATGATACCTTTAATGTTCTATCAATATATTGTGACGATCTACCATACCTCATCATATTTCTCATGTCTGTCATGAATACAGGTATGTACTCTCTTTTTAATATTTTAATTCTTCTCTTTTCTTCATTTTGTTTTTGTTCATAATCATAATTAGATACTGATTGTGCAGGACTTACAGTAACAGAGGAATAATCATCCTTTGCATATGTGAATGAGAAGTTTTCATCAACCTCTAATCCACCTGTGAGAATAGTTCTATTATATTTGTCTTTTATTTCTTGAGTTTCCCAATGATGTGTTAATTGAATTCCTGCATCAGATCCATATTTTTCCAGACAATATGTATACAAATCATTGTTACTTAGAGGCCATTGATCTCTAACATTGGTAATGTTATTAGTAATTAAAATAACCCAATCCAATTCTGGATCTCCATATAATTCTTCTGCGAGAACATCAGGTCTGGTATTTTCAGATATTTGATAATATTCAAAAGCAGTAACTACTTGATCCATATCGGATCTTAACTTCGCTCTTTTGAATATATTTTTTACCTTGATTCTATCATCGTTTCTACTTGAGTTTGGTAGAAGTGAAACGTATGATATATCTGGTAATTCCTCGAAGTATGCCATTAGTATCCTACCTCTGTTGACTTAATTGACCATTTACTATTTGTGTCACTCCCATCTTCTGTTCTAATATTATCATCATTTTCATCATATGGTGCATAATCAGTATCATATATTGGTTCTAGTTCTTGGAATCTCATAGAGAGCATAATAGAAACTGGTTGACCACCTTCATATGCTGCCCAAGCTCCCTCTGGAGTATAGTTTACTGATGTTCCAGTTAATGCACATGTTTTGATTCTATTTACACCTTCTGGTGCTTCATTGTTTGCAGTTCTATATTGCAATCTGAATACGTTTGGAGTACCTAAGAAGAATGATGCACCAGATCCACTTGTAGCAGATACTTTTTTCGCTGCCATTCCTTGTTTAAAGAATCTAACAATATGATTGACTACTCTTGCTTCAGAATTACTTCTTGGACTCATTCTATAATTGAATTGAAATTCTCGTAGCATTGGTGCTTGGAATAGAAGTTCTAAATTACTGTTTGGAATGACTCCTTTTCCTCTTGCTAGAATAGATTCTGCAGATGCTTCTATACCTGCCATTGCAAGTATTCTAGATGTAATTTCTGCACCATATGTTTTTGTTAGATTTTTTACACCACCACTTTGTCCCTTAAGTATATCACCTAATACTAATCCACCACCAAGACCTTCTATGCCAGCAAAATCTCCTAACAATGCAGCTGCAGCAATTCCTCCTTTTTTCCAAGCAGAAGCTTTATCACCAAATTGTGCTATACCTGCTGCTTCAATTGCATTCATTACATCTTCACCCCATTTGACATTATTTGAATCTGTAATGTCATTAGGCATGGGTAATCTAACTAACCCAAGGAATTTATCTAATGCAGTATTTCTTTCGATTCCTGTTGTAAGAAGGTTTGAACCAGGAGTAAATAAATCTTTTGCTCTTGGTACTTTATATTTGTATTGTGAAATTACTAGGTGATCTTGTGCTTCTTCTCTAGGTTTACCTGTTCTACCACCAGCTGCAATGTTATCTGTTCCACCTGAATAATATAATGCATCAATTGGATATTGAGCAGACTTTGGATTTGCTCCTGCTTCTCCTTTTGCACCAAGAAATGTATCAAATGCACCGTAATCTTCTAGATTATCTGAAGTACCTGTAGGTATAGTAACTGAATTAGATGATTCTCCTTTTAATCCTGCATCTAACCATGCTGGTTTTGTCCATCCATTACTATTTCCACCTTGACCATCTATTGAAGATTGAACTAATTTAGATATGTCTGTTAATATTTTATCTTCTCCTACAACAAAAAATTCATATATCATAGAATTGGGAAGTTTTGTAAAATTTCCATTTTCAAATACAAGAATATCACCTTGTACTCCTGGAAGACCACCCCTTCTTACAGCTCTAACTCTACCATCTTTATAATGGAAAACGTCAAGTATTTGCGTATCATCATTATCGTCTTGGTATCTTACTTGTCCAGCATTTACTCTTGTCATTTACATTTCCTTTCTTTTATGTTGAGAATCTGAGTCCCATACTGTTTCTTCATCAACAAAATTGAGTCCATCACCAGTTACAAATTTCCAAGTTGCTAAGTTGGTAATTCCAATATACTCTTGCATCACTTCGGGAATAACATAAACACCTGCTGTATTACTATGTAGATATGTATGCAGAGTTTTAGGTGGCATTGCACCATATATTATATTATCTTTATTTAGAACACTTCTTACAAGACTACTAGCATATGCTGGTCTTAAGTAGTGAAAGTTTGCTCCTAGCATTCTATCGCCTTTCTGTTCAAGGATATATGCAAGAGGTCTTTTATCATACCATTTGTATCTTTCTGGCCATTTAGCAGAGTAATTAAAAAAGCATAATTTTCCTGGAGGTACGTCTGATGAATTTACTGCTTCTACTCCATAGTTGTTCAGTTCAGTAAATAATTGATCTGCATACCAATCTTTATCTTGATCCTTTCCTCCTGCTCTGATAATAATCTTTTCTGCAATTGTTAGTTCTTCTACTGTTTCAGTTTGTGGTTTTATATTGTCAATATAACCCTTAAGACCACGAATATTTGTTATGAGTTGATCTTTTTTGAGCTTACTTATTTTACTCCAAGGTTCTTTATAGTATAAGTTGATTCCTCTCAACTCATCTAAAGTATAACGTTCAAGTTTTTTTCTAGTACCATCAAGTTGTGAGTAGAAAAATGCTTTTCTTTTTTCTGAGTATGCCATTAGACTCCTAGATCATCTTCGGTCATAATTTTAAATTCATAATTACGATCAGCACAAAACTCTCTTGCTGCTTTCCACTTTGCTTGATTGATAACCCATGTTTGTACAGAGTATGCCCATGCTTTAGTCCTTCTTTTGGGATTTTGATTGGGTCTTTGTACTTGTCTCTTAGGTTTAACTTCAATCACCATAACTCTCAATTTATTGTTCTTGTCTCTATATTTAATAAAGAAGTCTGGAAAATATCTATGAACTCTTTTATCTTTAGGTGAGATATATGGAATCCAAAATTCTTCTGATTGCCATTCATTAACACTTTCGTTTAGATCACAGTAGTCCATGAACTTTCGTTCCCAAAGTGATCTGTATATTATATTAGTTGGGTCTCCTTTATATTTTTTAGGATGCCTCGGCCGAAACTTTCCATTATATGACATACATAGTATAGTATAACTATAGAAAATATTTAGATGTCCAACAACACTACTAGAAGTGTTTTACCTTTATACCAAAAATTTACTGGAAAAGGAGAGATTCCAGGTTCCAGTAGAAAGGTTAATGGGTTCGCTCTTACTAGTCAATATAAAGTTAGTTTAGGTATTGATTTCACTTCTGCATCTGAAGATACTTTAGGTGGTTTCTTAAGAACATCTGACATTGTAAGTGAACGTGCTGATATACATGCCTTTGATTTTTATGCTTCTGAAGTAACATTACCTGGTGCTACTTTTGATATGTCAGAAGAGATGGGTGCTCGTCAGGGAACTATAGAAAGATTTGGAACTCGGAGAATCTTTGCACCTCTAAGTATTACATTCTATGTTGATAGAGAATTTAAAACAATTCGTTTATTTGAAGAGTGGATGAACTTTATGAATCCAATTCATAATAGAGATGGAAGATATAAAGGAAACGTTCAGGGACAGAGAGAGTATAGAGATAGGAATAGTTATTATAAGTTTAGGTATCCAGATTCTTATAAGAGAAATATTGTTGTTACTAAATTTGATAAAGCATTCTATGGGGATTCTACTTTAAGTTTTACCTCTAGAATAAATCGTGGCAACCCAAATAATACTCAGATATCACAAGGGTTTGTTCCTCAAGAGATATTGTGCTATGATTTTATTGATGCATTTCCACATAACCTTGTTGCAATTCCATTATCCTATGATGGAAGTACAATAACTCAGGTTACAGTTGAGTTTCAATATCTTAGATATAATACTATTACTAACTCTGATGGAGCAATGACTTACATTCCTTTACCAGTGTTTCCATTTAATCCTTAATTAACCTCCTATATAAAATACTGAAGAAAATATTATGCCTTTACCAAAGATCTCGACCCCGACGTATGAGTTGGTCTTACCATCAACAGGGAAGAAAGTAAAATACAGACCATTTCTTGTAAGAGAAGAAAAAATTCTAATTCTTGCATTGGAAAGTGAAAATACAAAGCAGATTACTACTGCTATCAAATCAATTTTGAAAGAGTGTATTAGTACAAGGGGAGTTAAAGTTGATGATCTTCCTACTTTTGATATTGAATATTTGTTCCTCAATATTAGAGGTAAATCTGTAGGTGAAGCATTGGATCTAATGGTAACTTGTCCTGATGATGGGGAAACTCAAGTACCTGTTAAGATTTTCATTGATGAGATAGAAGTACAAAAGGATCCTAAACATACTCAAGATATTAAACTTGATGATACTTTGACTCTTAGAATGAAGTACCCATCACTGAATGAGTTTATTCAAAATAATTTTGATTTTAATGAAGATGATAGTGTGGATGCTTCATTTAATATTATTTCCTCATGTATTGATCAAGTTTATAATGAAGATGAATCTTGGGCAGCATCAGATTGCACTAAGAAAGAACTTAAGGAATGGGTTGAAACTTTAAATACAAATCAATTTAAAGAAGTTGAATCATTCTTTACTACAATGCCTAAACTTTCACACACAATTAAGGTTAAAAATCCTAAGACTAAAGTTGAAAGTGATATAACATTGGAGGGATTAACAAGTTTTTTCGGGTAAGTATGACTCATATTGATCTTGAGTCATACTTTAAGTTGAATTTTTCTTTGATTCAGCATCATAAATATTCATTAACTGAGATTGAAAATTTAATGCCTTGGGAAAGGGATATATATGTTGCAATGCTAAATCAATATATTGAAGAAGAAAACCTAAAAGCGAAACAAGCACAGTCAACTTACTAAATGGCACCGATTATCAAACCAGGTATTCAACCAAAAAATATTACAAACTCTCCTCGTGCAAGAGTAGGTGGGATTAATTCTCCTGCAAGAAAGTTATCACCATTAGTTGAAAATATATCTGCCAAGAATCCTTTTAGTAATATACAAAGAAGAAATCCAGAACTTAGAAATGTAAGAGGTGCAAGAACCTTAACTAATATGATGAGTACTTTTGGTACTGCAAAGAATGAAAAGATAATAAGAAAGAATTTACAACTACTTAGAAATAGTTTAGTTGAATCATTTGAAATGGCTAAGTTGTTACGTACAACTGGTAATGAAACTAGTAAAGAAATAAACAAATCACGTCTTGCTGTAGGAGCAGCACTTGCTGCTCTTGCTGCAACATTATTAGGTGGAAAGAAGAAAAAGAAAGATGATGATGATAAGAAGGGTGATGATAATAATAAAAAGACTGAAAATCAATTTGCAAAAAGTATTCGTGAGTTCTTTGAAGGAATTAAAGGTGCATTTGCGAAAGGTTGGGAACAGGCTAAAGATGAAGGAAAGGAGTGGGGAGAGAATATAAAAGTAGTATTTGATGATATTGGAAATATTTTTATTGGATTGAGAGATTCAGTTGAAGGAGTACTTGCAACTTCTTGGGAAGGAACTAAGTCATTTATTGGTGACCTTAATGAAGGTTTAGGAAATTTATTTAAGGATATAACGGAATGGATTGGCAACATTGAAATTAATTGGGGTGGTATATTGGGAAGTATTGGAACTTTTGGATTATGGCTTATCAAATTGGAGTGGATGAAAGGAATGGCTCTTGCCCAAACAAATGATGACTCTAAACCAGTTGGGAAATCGGGCGGTAAAATTATAGGACCATCACATGATCAAGGTGGAGTTGATATTAATGCTGAAGGTGGTGAGGTTTTGATGAGTAATGCTGCTGGTAATTTGTGGGGAAGAGATAATCTTCTACAGATGAATGCAGAAGCTGTTACTGGAAAGAAAAATAAAAAGAAAAAACCACTTTTAAATTTAACTGAAGAAGATTATAAATGGTTGGCATATGCAATTAGTGGAGAGGCAGAGAGGGGTACTGATGATGAGTTTGGAGTTGCTGCATCCATTTTAAATAGAGTTGCTTCCCCACATTTTAAAGGAAGTGTTGAAAGTGTTGTAAATAATCCTGGCCAGTATGAGGCAATTACTAAAGGTACTGCTTTTCATGATAAAGACTTGGCAGCATTTCTTCAATCAGAGGAAGGACAGAAGGGAATAGTAGCAGCACTAGAAAAATTACAAGGAAGAACAGACTTTAAAGGTCAAAGTCAAATTGGTAATAGGGTTGTTGATGAGGACCCTATGTTCTCCGATATGGGTAACTTCTTTCATTATTTTTGGCAACAACCTGGTGTAAAAAAACCAGAAGGATGGACGAAATCTAACTGGGAACAGTTTTTAAATCAATCTAAAGTTGATGGAGTTAAGAATAAGAATGTATCTTCAATTGAATCTCAGATGAATAAAGGTGGAATTGTAAATGTTGCACTTGGTAACCAAGGTGTTCAGGTTATTCCTTCATCAACTGGTAAAAAAACTCAAGTAGTTAATTCTACTCCAGCAAGTAGTAATGGACCATCTTTACCATTTCTTTCTGCAAGTAATCCAAATTCTTCTAATCTTCCTTACAAAGTAATTTGTAACATCTATGGGTAATCAATAATGGCACCAGGAACAGCAGCACCAATTAGAGATCCGAGTAGGAATGATTTTAAATCTCCTTTAAAGAAAGCAGCAAGGAGAATAGTAACAGCACCAACTTTTAATGTTATTAGGACTATAGATTTTGATAAGAAGTCTGAGTATGATAAATTTATTAAGTTTATTGATTCTAGTAATAAAGAATTAGCAAAAATAAAATTAACAGGACCAGGAATTGATAGTAAAAAATTACCATTACCTATATTTCCACCAGGTTGGGATGAAATATTCACTCAGGGTAAATCATTACAATTATCTTGGTTTAAACGGATCCTTGAGAATTGGAAAAAATTTACTAAGTGGTTTAAAAGTAAAAGTAGAATTGGTAGATGGTCACGTAATCAGTTGGCAAGGTGGAAAAAAATACAGAGAAAAATTAAAAATCTTATTAAGCGTATTAAGAGTATAAAATGGAAAGATTTATTGAATAGGGTAAAGAATAATAAATTCATAAAGGGATTAATGGATTGGATTAAAAGTCCAAAGAAATGGCCTAAATTTCCCAAATGGCCAAAGGATTTACTTACAAAAACTAAGGAGGCATTTGATAAATTTAAACAAATTAATTGGAAACAGATATTAGAATATGCTGGATGGATTAAAGGTATAGGTAATATTATTCTTGGTAAAGCAACTCCGTGGGGTCTTGTTGCTACAACAATTATTAATGATATTGTGAATACAGGTACAAGTAAATATCCAGATATGCAGGGACCAAATGCATGGTTTAATGATCCTTCAATGCATGTTGAAGAAATTTATAGTCAACTTAAAAGGAACGGTCATGAAACTGATGTGGAAAGACTTGAAGCACTTGGAATGACGGAAGAAAGACTTGAAAAGTATATAAAGTTTTTAAAAGAGAAGGCTGAATTGGCAGAAAAATATGGTAGTGAATACTCAAATCTTAATACTAAAAGTGATATTGATGCTCAGTTAGCAGAACTTGAAGAGAAGTGGAAAATGTTAAGGAAAGAACAGGGTAATATTAATGACATGATTAATCCTCAAAGAAGGATGCCTATGATTCAAGATGAACTTAGTGAAATCCTTCAAAAACAAAGATATCTAGAGTTGAAAAAACGTGATGTAAATAATGATGATAACCAATCAAGTATTCAAACTGATAGTAATGGATTGAGTATTGCTCAAATGTTTTCGACGGATTCTTCAATACTTCCTTTAAATTATTCCGATTCATCTCTTAGTAATTCTGCTATATTTAATAATGCTCCACAGATATATGTGATGGAGTCTGAAGGGGAAACTAATTATGTACCATTTTCTGTTGGTGCATCTAGTAATAATTCTACTGGTTCAATGATGAATATTGATATGTCTGCTTTCAGTAGTGAAATGTTGGATCAATTTAGGATTGTTAAACTTAGTGGAGGGTAAAATAATATGTCAGATTTAATATCAACAACGAGCTGGGGTGATGATGGAGTTACAATTTATCCTCTTTCTGGTGGGAAAAGTAAAGATATAGACTCCACTCGCCAACTATTATATTTTGATTACTTTGAAGATATATTGCAACCAGCTGTAACAGGAACACTCCGAATTATTAATTCTTATAGTTTAGTTAATGAACTTCCTATACGTGGTGGAGAGAAAATTCATGTGACTGTAAAGAGTCCAATGGGTTCTACTTATTATAAAAATGGTTTTGAAGTAACCTTAGTAGTTGGAAGAGTTGAAGGTGTTCTAATGGATGATTTTAAAGAGGTATATGATTTACACCTTGTTTCGGAAGAGCATTTTCTGAATGAGCAAACAAGATGTATGAAAAAATATTTTAATACAAATATAGATGCTCATGTTAGAGATATAATTACTAATGTTTTATATCAAGGTAGTGATGTTGATGATAAAAAGAAGATTTTAGCTGAAGAAACTTCTAATACATATTCCTTTATTGGTTCAAGTAAGAAACCATTTCATGCTTTGGAGTGGTTAGGTGTTAAATCTATTTCAAAATTAGGAAGTGGTGGTACTTCTGGAGAAGATAAGACAGGAAAGAATAAAGGTACTGCTGGATTTTTATTTTATGAGAACCAAGAAGGATATAATTTTAGAAGTATTGATTCAATGGTTACTGGTTCTCAAGTTGGTTCTACTAAAGGAGATCCATCTTTTAAATATTTTTATACAGGTAAAGTAATTGAACATGCTAAAATTACAAATAATTTTAAGATTGTAAATTATCAATTTGCAGAGAGTATTGATTTGCAGAAAGCAATGAGTTTTGGTATGTATGCAAATGAGACATATTTTTATGACACTTATAATAATCAAGTATCTTTATATACTTATGATTTGCAAGAGGAAACTAAGAGTGCTACTAGACTTGGAAAGGAGGATAAGATTTTTGTTAAGAGTGATTATGCTAAAAATTCTACTCGAAGTTTGTTTAGATTCTCTGATCATGGAACTTTAGGTAGTGATGGTACTCTTGGAGATTCGGGTAGAGATGATGGTGATATGGCGAAATCCTTTTCTAGATACAATTTATTGTTTACTCAGGCACTAAATATTTCAGTTCCGTGTAACACTAAATTAAAAGTAGGTGATCTAATTTATTGTGAATTTCCACAAATGGAAGGAGGTCAACCTAAAGATGTTGATCCTGAAATTAGTGGAAATTATGTTATCAGAAAAGTTAGACATCGTATTTCAGCGAATCAAAGTATGAGTTATGTTATGTTAATGAGAGATTCTTATGGATTATACGGACCCGACGAATAGGAGGTTTTATGACTACTAAAGTACCAGAACACGATCTCAATCATGAGGTTTATATTGATCCAAAGGATCATAAAGAGCATGTCAATCATGGCATGATTGAATATAGCGAGTCAGATCTAGAGATGCACAATGATGCTTTCCATGATCACACAGAGGAGGAAGTAGAACCTAATGATGGTAAGATCAATGATTGGCACACACGCCATGAAGATAAGCACTTAGAAGTGTATTGTGATAACCATCCAGATTCACTAGAATGTAGAGTGTATGACGACTAATGATTGACGAATCCTTACTTAAATCGAGTTTTGCAGGAAAAGATGGTTTCTCCTGGTGGATAGGCCGTGTTGCTCATCCAGACTATTGGAAGAATACTAACCTGGCATTGCAAAATCTTGGTGAAATGGCTCAAAGAGTTAAAGTTAGAATCGTAGGGTATCATCCTTGGGATGACACTCTACCTGAATCTGAACTTCCTTGGGCTCATGTTGCTATGGATGCAGTAACTGGTGGTGGTCAAGGAACCAGAGGAGATACCTTGGCTCTTGTTGGTGGTGAAACTGCCATTGGATTCTTTTTAGATGGCGAAGAGGCACAGCAACCAGTTATTATAGGATTGTTGCATCGGTCTGCGAATGTATCGGATACTATTTCAGAATCTGAAATAAGTTCAGCAGGAAGTAGTCAGTTTAAAAATATGACTGGATTCCCTGCTGGTAAAGCACCTGCTACTGCTAGAAGAGCACCAAAATTTCAATCTAGAACAGGAACTAAAAATAGTCAAGGTGCGGTTACAAACACAGGACAGGTAGAAAAACCAACTGTTTTAGATTATGTAGATCTCGATGGTAATATTGATCAAGATGCATTTAAAGCAGCTAAACAAAGCTTCAAAGAAAATGGTGCTGGTGTTGGTATGGTAGATGCCCAAGGTTCGGCAGCATTAAAAGCAGCTGAGGAAAAAAATACTAAGGACGTTGTAAAACCAGACAAGTGTGGCAAGGGTATAATTAGTGATATTGCTACGAGTCTTGAGAATTTTATTGCATTCACGAATTCTCTTGAAAAAGATTTTGATGATTATATAAATCCTCTCACCAATGAGATTGTTGATATGACATTGGAGATAAAAAGAACTGCAAAACATATTGCTGGTATTATAAAGAAGATTATTAATAGTGCTCGTACTGGAATGATCAAGAAGATCATGGGAGCGTTTAAAATTTTTCAAATCCTTAATAAAAAATTTAATCCTCTTGATTTCTTCTTAGGTCCAGCTGCTAAGAAAGCATTTATAAAAATTATTGATATAGTATGGTGTTTATTTCAGAAAATGTTTGGAGATATATTTGGTTTCCTTAAAAATATGCTGGAGAATTTGATTACAAAAATTATTAATGGTCCTCTTTGTGCAGTTGAGCAATTTGTTGCTGGTATATTAAACAAAGTATTTGGTATTCTTGAAGGATTCTTGCAACCAATATTAGATGGAATTAGTTGGTTGCTTGGTGGACTGGGAAGTGTTATGGATATTCTCAATCAAGCAAGTAGTTTGGCGAGACAAATTCTTAGTTGGCTTGCATGTACTGGAGTTGAGTGTAAACCTGCTAAAAAATGGAAGAGTAGTCAAGTTGCATCTATTTTGGGCCCAGTAGATAAATGGGAAGATACTATTGAAAGTATGAATTTCATGAAAGGAATTCAAAAAGACCTTAAAGAATGGGAATCGGGGATAGGAACATCTAAGATTATGAAATGGTTTAATGGTGAAGATACGGAAGAAGCAGAAGGTGTTGAGGTAAATGGAGTTAGTATTTTAGATCTTTTGGGTACTATTAAAAAGTTATCGGGAGGAAAGATAGATCCAACAAATATTTTAGGATCAATTGAGGGTGCTATTGGTAGTCTTTCTATATTTGGTAATGGTAATTCTGCATATAGTGCATGTGATGAACACATATGGAATCCTAAGACTCAATATGATTTAATTAGTATACCTATCGGACATACTCATTGGACTTGTATTCCACCTATAAGTGAAATTAATGGTACTGGATTTGGTGCAGTTACAAAACCAATAGTTGATGCTGAAGGAAGAATATTCTCAATTGAAGTTGTTTATGGTGGATCAGGGTATGAAACTAATACAACGATTGCAATTATTGATAGGACTAATCATGGATCAGGAGCTCGTGGTAAGGTAATAGTGGAAAATGGATCAGTAAAAGAGGTTGTTTTATTACAACAAGGATCTGGTTATTGTGGTGGTGATAATAGTCAACTCCTTATAGATATACCCAAGGGTTCTGGTGGTATAGGAACTTCAGTTGTTGGTGTAGTTACTAGTGTCTATGTTGATAGACCAGGAATTGGTTATACATCTGGAGATACTATTGATATTGGTGGTACAATTGTTCCTATAAGAGTAACTCCAGGAAATGGATCTATTGTATATGTTGATCCAACTCCTACTGATGGTTTTGGATTCTCTAAACGTCCAAGAGTTACAATAAATAGTACTACTGGATTTGGTGCAGAAATTATTCCTATTATGAAGTATAATGTTCAGTTTACAGATGATTCTGCTGGTGTTAGACCTCTCATAGGCATCACAAGTGTCATTGATTGTCCTCCAGAAGACCACGTATTTAATAGTAATTGATTATGGCATTAACTAAAGAAGACGTTCAAAAAGAAGTAGATAGAATAATTGACGAAAAGTTAGAGAACTATTTTCGTATGTCTAGACCTGGTTTTGCAATTGAATCTGGTGTAATGACAGGAGGCCATGGACTTAGTGAATTCTGTATGACTACTGATACTTTACAATGTATTCATTTCTATAAGGATGGACAATGTAAAATAGGATCTGAGAAAGCTCTTGAATTGCAGTCTGGACAAAAAGCAGGGGAAGATGAGTGTGCTGTCTCTATAAAAGCAATTGGTGGTGATGTTGTAATCGAAGCACCTTCTGGAGATGTAATTCTTAAAGGAGTTAATATACAACTACATGCAGATGAAGATTTGCATTTAGAAGGAAATAATATGGTTAACATGTATACTCCTAACTTTGAAGTTATGAGTGACAAAACAAATTTGGTTGCTGTGAGTACACTATTTGCCTTGGGTGGTGGTAGTTCAGTATTCCATAGTAATATTGATGCTGAAATGACTTCTGGTGTTGATCTTGCTGCTGGTGATTGGTTAACTAAATTGGTTAATATTCAAGATGATCTTAAAAAACTAAGTGTATTTGTATAAAGTATGGCACGAGTAACAACAATTGATTGTCCAAAGATTCTTGTAAGTCCTTTAGACACATCCAAAACAACACTAGCTGGTTTAGCAAACCCAGGATGTCTAGTTAATACTGGAGTTAATTTTTTTGGTGGAGCAATAAGTCTTGGAGTGGCAAAGGCAGCAGTTAATATTGGACCACCTATTACAATTCCTGGACTCTCATTACCATTTTCATTGTGGGTGGATGGTATCTCTGTCTTCATGGGTATAACTAACTTTGTTGGTGCAAGATTCTCTTTTGCTTTTGTTCAAGATAATGGATTCCATCAGAAGAATGGTGCTAGTAATTCAAATGGTGCAAGTGTTAAGAATGCTATAAAGATTGCTAATACTATTGAAATTACAAATGGACTTGCACAAGAAAATGCAATTGCAGGTACTGCTGGTGTAACTGTTTCACCAATTAATACTTGTTATGCGATGAAGAATAAGAGTTTTGATATTCCTCATCCAAATAAAGAAGGTCATAGATTAAGACATGTTTGTGTTGAGGGCCCAGAGTCTGCAATTTATATAAGGGGTAGACTAACTGGAAAAAATATGATAGAATTACCAGAGTACTGGGATGGTTTAGTTGATCGTGATAGTATTACAGTTAATCTTACTCAAATTAAAACTTCACAAGATTTAATTGTTGATTCAATTGAAAAGAATTATATTAAAATTATTTCTGGTAATGCAACAAAGATTGATTGTTTTTATCATGTATGGGCAAATAGAATAGGACCAGAATTACACGTTGAATATAAAGGAGAGTCACCTGCTGATTATCCTGGAGATCAATCAGAACATTCAATTGCAGGTTATCATTATGATCGTAGGGAGGATTAAAAATGGGATTATTTGATGTTACTAATTACATAGATCCAAGTTGGTCTACTTCTATCTTTGATGAGAATGAAAAGAATAATAATGAAGCAGAAAAAAATAAGACAAGAGTAGAATTTATTATAGAAGAATTGGAAGAGTTGATTAAAATGAAAGAAGATCAGAGAGAACAACTCTTAGATCAACTTCAATTATTAGATATTTCTATTGATAGATATGATACTCTTCTTATAGACATAGATGCTAAGATACCCCCATTGCTTAAGAATATTAATGATAAGATAGATGAGTTAGAAGTAGCATATGATAATAGAATTACGACTGGTTGTAGAAATTCTTTAAAATGGGTTCCAATTGGATGGGAAGATGATGATGGAGATCCAATAATTATTTACGAGGCTCAAAGGAATGCATTACAAATTGTTAATAGAATTGAAGCCTTTGATGGTAGTACAGTTGAAGAAAGACATGGAGTAACTGATCCACTTACTATAGTGAAGGGGTATTTTGGGTATAAGTATTATAGGAAACCTCTTAATAGAGATTTTGGATCAAATTTAATTACAAATTTTAATGGTAGTGTAGTTTCTGGTAGTAGTACTATAACTGCATTACATTATGAATTTGATAGTGTATCTGGACAAGATGGGTTAGAAATTAGAATTGGAGATGAAATAACTGATGGTGTGGAGGAGACTCATGCATGGAGTGTGGGAAATCTTCCTAAAGTCACAGGATTGGGAACTACATTAGGGTTTAGTGGTATTACAACAACTGTTAGTGGTAGTATATCTATTGGTACTACTATATTATCAATAGTTGGAATGGGAACCACTACAAGAGCAACTGTTGGTTCTGGAATAGGGAGAACTAATATCTTACCAGATTATACAACGGTTGTTGGTCATGGGGTTGGATCGACAACTTATTCATATTATGATACTAATGCTGGTGTTTTGAGTACTAGAACACGTAATGTTACTCATCTTATATTAAATCAACCTGCTATAGGAAGCACAGTTACTTCTTCATTTAATGTTGGAATAGTATCTGCTGTTCCTGCTATCTTTACTGATAGTCCTGCATCAATTACCATAAATGAGGGTGAACTGAATGTTATAAGAACCGCTTCTGATATTGATAAAGATTTTGATTTTTTAAAGAATCCATTAGACCCTGTGAGTATTGGTATTATAGATGGTTCTAGTAAGCATGGTATTGGACATACAGCATATATAACGAACAATTCACATCCAAAAGGTCCATTAGATTGGAGGCAGGTAAGATGTTATACTTATAAAGAACCTAATGGTTCTTTAAGATTGTTTGATCCAGAACCTTTGGTTGGTGCTGGAAGAGCTGTTTATCATAGTGGAAATTCAGCGTGGCCTGTAACTATTGACGATGATGATAATGAGATTTATGCTTTTGAGGGACAGATTGTTATAGTTCAAGGAAATACTACTGTTAGTGATCCTGATGATGAGGATGGAGTAGGAGCAGGTAAAAATATTGGTACAAGTGCTCAGTCTCCATTGAATCCATCTGGTGCTACTTGTACTGCTTGCGATAATGCTATAGCAGCAGCAGAAGCAGCATATACACAAGCAGTAACTGATAATCTAGATAAGGCACGATTATATGCAGTACAGGCACAGGCATTGAGAGACTGTAGAGATGATAAAGAACTTTCAGCGTATGGATTATTGCAAGCTGCAGCAGATACTAGAAAGCAATTGGATAAATTTAGAAGACAAGTTAATGAATTGAAAGACCTTCAGAATTCAGAAGGTGAAAATTTGGAATCTTATACTTGACATACCGTAACAATACTGGTACAATAAAGAACCAAGGGAAATTTTAATGGAAATCCAAAGAGAAGCACTCAGAGAACTTCAATCATTAGCAGAGGACATGGCAGAGTATTTCTGTGACGAGCATGGAGTGAGTGGTGAAACGTATTGGACGTGTGTTGAATCCATAGCACAGGTGAAACTTTTAGAGGTAACTGGTAAGGTAATATTTAATTTAGATGATAGCCCAGAGCAAAATTAGCTTTTTGTTTCAAAAATCGGGCAAAAAAAACTCAGGGTATTTTTTGGCAAAATACCCTTTTCAATTAACTTTGATAAATAAGTTAGAAGAAAAATTAGTGTGCTAATACAATGCCCCTTTCTAGGTTAGAAAACTTTCTGATTAATACTGATGGGAATATTCTTTATGTAAACCCGTCAGATTTAGATGCAACAGATAGTTTTGATAATAAAGGTAATTCCTTAACAAGGCCCTTCAAGACAATACAAAGAGCATTCCTGGAAGCAGCAAGGTTCTCATATCAAAGTGGTGCAAATAATGATAGGTTCGATAGGACCACAATCATGTTGTATCCAGGTACTCATTATATTGATAATAGACCAGGACTTTCAGTAAAAGATAATGGTGGTACAATACAGTATTATGATCAATCTGGAACTGGTATTAGTCCAGCAGTCGCAAATTTAGAACTAACTAATTCTTCAATCTTCAACCTAGAAAACGCAGCAAACGTATTATATAAGTTTAACTCTGTTGATGGTGGTGCAATCATACCAAAGGGAACATCACTTGTTGGTATGGATCTTAGAAAAACAAAGATTAAACCACTTTATGTTCCAGACCCAGAAGATCCAGCAGTTAATAGAACATCAATTTTCCGTGTAACTGGTGGTTGCTATTTCTGGCAGTTTAGTATTTTCGATGGAGATAAACCAGTATTTTATAACTTAGACTATTCTAAGAAAGCAAATCCTACATACTCTCATCATAAAATAACGACATTTGAGTATGCAGACGGTATTAACACTAAAACACTAACAGGTACTACTGATCTTCAACAGTATTATTTCAAGGTAATGAATGCCTATGGTGATGATACTGGAAATAGGGAAATTACCAATTATCCTGATAAGAAGGACTTTGAACCAAATAGTGCAGAATTTAAGATTGTTGGTGATCTTGCCGATAACCCACTTACACTTTCAGAACTTACTGCTGCTGGAGATATTGCAAGTGTTACAACTGAAGTAGCACACAAATTAACTGTAGATGATAGAATCGTTGTTTCTGGTATAAACACTTCTCTTTATAATGGAACTTATAATGTAACTGGTATTACTAGTGAAAGGAAGTTTAATTATCAGTTAGCATCTACTCCTAACGATTTAGTAGTAACTCTTACTTCTTCAGCAAAAGTAGAACTTTCACCAGATACGGTACAAGGATCATCTCCATATATTTTCAACTGTTCACTACGTTCTGAGTATGGAATGTGTGGATTGAACGCTGATGGTGATAAAGCGACTGGATTTAAGTCGATGGTTGTTGCCCAGTTTACTGGATTATCTCTACAGAAGGATAATAATGCTTTTGTGGTATATGATAAGGCAACTGGTAACTGGTTGACTAATAATCAAGCACCATTAGGAGAAAAACCACTTTATAGTAATGAGGATGCTACATTTAAGACAAATTACGATAACTACCATATTAGGTCATCTAACGATGCCTTTATTCAGGCAGTTTCCGTGTTTGCGATTGGATTCTCTAATCATTTCCTTACAGAGAGTGGTGCTGACCAATCAATTACGAACTCAAACTCAAACTTTGGTTCAAAAGCACTAGTATCTAAAGGATATAGAAAATCTTCATTTGATAGAGATAATACAGGTTATATTACTCATATTGTTCCACCAAAAGATCTTCAAGAGAAGGAATTTAATAGTCTTTGGAGAGCACTTGATGTTACCAAAACTGTAAGTGTAGGAACAACCTCAAAATTATTCTTAAAAGGTGCTACTGATTTAGATAATACTCCAACAAATATCACTAATGGATATAGAGTTGGATCTAAATCAAATGAATCACTTTATATTAATGTCAATGTCGATGGAGTTGAGTCTACTCATACAACTCCAGTTTTGATGCAAGCAGGAGCAAATGGAATTGTTAATCTTGCTCTTACTGGACCTACTTCAGAAAAGAGATTTGCAGTTTCTCATGTTAATGCTTCAAATGACACTTTGAACTTTGCTACTAATCATAATTTCATAACTGCTGAATCTGTAAGAGTTTATAGTGATACTGGATATACTCCAGATGGTATAACAAATGAATCTCAAATTTATTATGTAATAAGTGCTTCTGCAAGTTCAATTAAGTTAGCAAAAACAATTAATAATGCTAATGACGGTAAAGCAATAGACATTAAGAATACTCTTGGTGGTTTATTGGAAGTTGTAAGTAGAGTAACAGATAAAGTACCTGGAGATCCTGGACATCCAGTTCAGTGGGATACTGCTGCTACTCAATGGTATGTTACTGGTGCAGGAACATCTGCTATCAATAACATGTATCAGGCATTTAAAGATAATACAGCAAAAATTGAAAAGAATAATGCTACAACATACATTAAGCGTTATGCAGAAAATCGTGACCCTAAAAACAGAATTTATAAGTTACGTTATGTAATTCCTAAAGAGTATGAAGGTGCTAAAATTGCAAAAGCACCAGAGAAATATTATATTCTTCAAGAATCTTCAACAACTACTGAAGAATCTTCAATTGCAAATGTAATCTCTAATAGAAATCCTCGTACTATTGTTGGTGTTAGTACTAGTGGTACTTTAGTAACAGTTAAAACTAAGCAACCTCATAATCTACAGATAAATGATAGAGTTCTTCTAAAAAATGTAAAGAGTAGTCTTAATGCTACTGGATTGGATAATATAGGATTTAATGGTCATTATTATGTTGTTGGTACACCTTCAACTAAGTCATTTACATATAATGTTGTAGGTGATGGTGGAACATTTACTAATGATTATGCAAGTCCTCCAAGATTTTCTAGAAATCAATATGACAGTACATATGTAATTAATGAAGTTGAAACAGTTCAGGAATATATTCCAAATGAAGGTACGGTTATTGGTCAGGATGGTATTTACTACTTAACCTGTGTAATATCGAATATATCTCCTACTACTACAAACTTTACTAGTCATAGGTATAAGCAACCTTTATTTAATGCATATCCAACACTTGATAAGGATAATTTTGCATTAGATCCACTTCAGAGTAAATCTTATGCATCTAATGAAATTCTTGGTAGGGTTAGTGTAGATGATAGTCTTAATAGTACCAGTAAGGAAAGTACTATTGAATTTGTTAAGGATATTGGAGTTGGATTAGGTATAACTGGTGCAATATCTCATACTACAGGTATTTCAACGGTTTATACTACATTAAATCATAATTTAAATTCAGTTAAATCACTTACAATTACTAATCCTGGAACTGGTTATCAACCTGGTATTAATACAAGTGTTTCCTTAATTAGTCCATATATTGTTGGTAGGGATGGAACTGCTAATATCACTGTTAGTGCTGGTGGAACCATTACAGCAGTAGAGATTGTTGATGGTGGTTCTGCATATGGTGTTGGTAATACTGTAAATGTTTCTACTGGTAATGCTAATGCAATTTTAACTGTTGGTTCTATTGTTAATAATGTTGGTGATGCTGTTCAGGTGGTTGGTGTAGGTACTACAAGTAACTCTAGGAATAGTGGATATAATGGACTTTATAAGATTACAAGCATCCCATCTGCAAATACAATAACTTATACAAATGCTGCTGGTGCTGCTGCTGGAGTTCATACTACAAGTAATGGTATAGCAATAGTTTCCGATCAAGTAAAAGGAATATCCTCGATTGCTGGAATTACAACTACTCTTGCTGGAATTGTAACAGTAACAACAAGTACTGCTCATGGACTTGCTGTAGGTAATAAGGTCAAGGTTGCAGGTGTTACTGGAACTGGATCTACTATATTCAATAGTGATTTTGTTGTTAAAGAAAAAGTTAGTTTAACTGCATTTACTGTTCAAGCATCAATCGGAATTGCAACTGCTGCCTCTGCTTTGACTTCTGCAGAAGTTTATAGATATGCTCTTGGTGCATATGGTGAAGATGCTTCACTTGCAACTGAGAAGATTGCAGGAAGTCTATCTAATATGACTGCTGGTATTAGTACTACAATGTCTGCTGGTATTACTACTACATCAACTACTCCTCAATTAACCAGTACTTCTGGATTCTTAAAAGGAGACTTTATTCAGATTGATAATGAAATATTAAGAATTAAAGTTGTAAACACTGGTACACAAATCACAGCAATTAGAGGTGTGTTAGGTACTAAACAGTCACCTCATGATAATGGATCAATAGTTAAGAAGGTTAATGTAATACCATCTGAAGTTCGTAGATTCTCAAGTTCACGTTCTTCTGGACATACATTTGAATATGTTGGTTATGGTCCTGGTAACTATTCCACATCTCTACCACAACTTAGAGAAAAGACTATTACTCTAGAAGAAGAGATACTTGCACAAGCAAGAGAATTTGATGGTGGTATTATCAGATATACTGGTATGAATGATCGTGGTGATTTCTTCAAGAGTGATGAAAGATTGGTAGCAAGAGAGAATGTTCTTGGAGAGGATCTATCTGATCTAACAGCAGTATTTGACGATGTTTATATTCGTAATACTCTTACTGTTGGTGGTGGTCCAAGTCGTAACTTGCCTTCTGAGTTCAGAGGACCAGTTAACTTTACAAATAAAATCACATCAACTTCTGAATTAGGAATCGAAGGAATTAAACTTCTCCTAAGAGGTAGTGGATCAGTTAATCCTTCACTACAAGTTGGAGATGATGCACAACCAACATTTATTCTTGATCAATCATCTCAGAATGTTGGTATTAGAACTGCAACACCAGGATACGAGTTCGATGTAAATGGTACAATCCGTGCTGATGTATATGAAAACTTCAAGTTAAGTGATTTACCAGATGCTACAGAAGAGACAACATTTAAGAGAAATCGTTTCTTAAAAGTTAAAGATGATGAGAGTGGTTATGAGTTAGTTGATAGTCATGAAATAGATTCTTATAGATTAAGAAGTTACGGTGTAAGTAATGATGGTACAGTTCATGTAGGTGTTGGTTCTACTGTAAGTAGTAAGATACAAATTAGTGGAATTTCAACTTCTAAGTTCTATGTTGGAGAGAAAGTAAAGGTACTTGGTATCACAACATCTTCAGTAAGTGCAACAATTCCAAAGATAACTGTTGCAAACTACACTATTGCTAAAGTTGGAAGTGCTGCTACTGTTAAGACTTATTACTACTGGGCAGCAGAGTACAATTATAGAGATGGTAGAGTTGGATTCTCATCTGCAATCGGACCTTCTGCAGGTATTGGACATACATCATTAGATAACTTTAATGATCTAAATCATGTCTCATTGACTCTTGCAAGATCTAGTACTAATAATGGATTGTTGGTATATCGTCAACAGCATACTGGACAAGGTGTTGCTGGTGATAGAGATATCGAAGATTCAAAACTAATTGGTATTCTTGGACCAAAAGAATTAGGTTCTGGTACTTCAGGAATTATTTGGAAAGATTACGGTAATTATGATCAGACTGCTTGGTCTAATAATGGTGGTGCAAATGAGTATGATACTGATCAGATTCACTTCCCTAATAAGGCAGTAATGAATCATAGAAGAGGATGGATGATTGATACTGTTACATCAGTTGGTACTAGCAGTATTGTTCTAAGTGGAGGTGGTCTGCTAAATATTGGATTCGGTACTGGTACTGCTACAACTGCAGAAGTTAAGGTAGTTCATGATAATACCTATTCATTATCACAAGCAATTGATATTACTGTCGCAGATGGTGGTAATTATCTAGATTTACCAAGTGGAACATATCTAACCAATAAGTTGATCATTCCATCAGGATTTACTCTAAAGGGTAATGGTAAAAATACTATTATCAAACAGCAGTATTTTGCTCAAGATGCTAATGACGGTGAAGGAACAACATTACAGTTTAGTGGAAATATGATTGGTGTTGGTACTGCTACGAATATTGATGGTGATCCAGTAAGTAAGGATGTTACTATACAAGATTTGACAATTGATGGTAACTTTACTAACAATATTCTATATGGAGATCCAGCAACAGATAATTCTTCAGATAATTATCTTTTATATCTAAGAAATATAAATTCTTCTCTAATTAAAGGAGTTGAAGTTCGCAATACTCCTGCACATGGATTATATGTGAAGGATTCAACTAGACTTTCTATTGAGAACTGTGCTATTGTTGATGGTGGTCAAACTGATAGATATACATTCTATCCAGTATATGCTCAAGACTCTACTGTTTTGAGACTTAATGATTCAGTTATTGAGAATTACTCTGGACCTATTGATTTATCAGCATGTTCTGTAGTTGTTACTGGTGGAAATATTATTCGTAATGCTGGTACTGGACTTAGAATGTTTGCATCTGGTAAGATTACTACTACTAATAATATTATTCTTGGACCTTCTGATGAATGGATTCCATCACCAGATATTCATGATAGTGATTATAATTCAGTTAATGTTACTGTTGACAGAACTGCTAATTGGGATGGTCCAGTTATGCAGTACATCAGAGATGGTAATGCATATGATGTTAGTGCCAATAAAGTTAGGATTATTTCTGCTGGAATTGGAACAATTGTTGGTCAGGGTACTACCAATGAAACACTTGGAACCAAGTTTATGAACTTTGATATTCCAACTCCAGATACTGGAACATTTGGAAGACAAAGTGGTTATATACAGTTAGGTTTGACAACATCTCAAACTGCTACTCTTGGTTTGAGTTCTGCTCTTGGATACGATATTGTTGCTCAAGAGTTCTTAGATTATCCTGTTGGTTATACAACAACTGTTGGAATACAGACTGGTATATGGAATTCCATTGGTGCTGGTCAGACACAATATACAGTTACACTTGAGGATGTTAATCAGTTCCCTGCATTTGCTGTTGGGGATGTCGTTAAACTTGTAAATCATTCAGTAAGTCCTTCCCTTGCTTCTGTTGAATTTACTGTTGCTGAGAAAATTACTATAGATGCTGCTACTAAGCGACTAAGATTAAATAATCCAGTAGTTTGGAATGTAGCAACAAATGATTATGTTAGTGGTTGGACTGTTGCTGGAGTTGCTAATACAACCTCCATACAGAATGGAACAGCTACCGCAGGTGACTATATAAGTATAAGGGATCGTTTCACTATCGCTAAAGGAAGAGTCGGAGTTATTTAAAAAATGCCAGATAACACTAATGTAAATGCTAACTCGGCAGTTGTTGTCGTAGGTAGAACTGCTCCAGTACCTCCTGGGCAACAAAAAGCTGAGAAATCAATACCCGTTGTTATTGCAAGTGATCAAACAACAATCCCTGTTGCCGAGCAAAATAAGGTTCAATCGGAAGTTGCTCTTTCTCTCTTAGGTATTCCTAGATCAGAAGTTGCACTTGGTATATTTGCAGATGTTAATACATATGACGTAAACCCAACAGAATGGGCAGCAACTCCAGAACAGTATGGTACGCTTGCTAATACTGGTACTTATACTGGTATAGGACAAACTATGGGTCATGGTTTGACCCACGTTCCAGAGGAATCTGGTGCTCTTTTAGAAGCACCTGCAGATAAGAGTGCAGTCCTTACTTCAAAAAGATTTTTTAGATATCAACCTGGTCGTGTTTCTGCTGCTACTTTTGGTGTAAAAACTTCTGTTCTTGCTAGTAGTGGTGTAGGTGTTTATAATCCTGCTGTTCGTAAATATGGTATATTTGATAACTATGATGGTTATTATTGGGAAACAAGAAATAGTGGAGAAGGAGATAATTTTGCGGTAGTTAGAAGAACACAATCTATAACTCAAAGAAATCCACTTGTTTTTGGTACTGGTGGAGGTCAACAGACTCAAGATTATGGTGTAACAAACCCTTATGATCCATTAGCAAGAAGAGGATCAGAAAACGTTAGTGCTGGTGCTTCTACTACTGGTACTGGATTTGTTCCTATAGCATTTGGTGATCTTTGTCTTGTAAGAGATAATCTCTTAATGACTCATGCTGGAGTTTATGATGCATCTATGCTTCAACCAGAGCATAAAGTTTCTATATCTGCTGTAGCTAATGGTAATGTACTTTCTAGTTCAGATTGTGCAGTACCTTTCAGTGATGTTAATTATGATATTAATACTGGTTTGATGGAGATTACCACAAGTCGTGAGCATGGATTCCATGAAGGTAAATTTGTTACCTTGACTGGAATTGCAATGACTTGTTATTTGGATGGAAATAATCCTGAAATTTATCCAAAAACAGGTAGAAATAGTGGATTTAACGTTGTTAAAGTTAGTACTAATAAGAAATTCACTGTAAACGTTGGTGTATCTACTGTTGCTACTTTCTATAAAGGTGAAGGTTGGGCCCTTGGAGTTTCTGCAGGTCAGTATGTTTCTTATTCTAAAGGAACTAATGCAGGAGTTACAACTGGTCTTACAGATAAGAAAATTTATAAGATACAACATGTAGGACTTAATACTACTACTGGTATAACTACTTGTTCACTTATTGATGTTACTACAACAGGTGAATCATCAATTCATAGTGGACTTACTAATACAAATCTTCCTGCTGGACATAGTTTAGTTACTCCAGTTCCTTTTGTACAACCTACAAATGGCACTTTAATTAATTCTGATAAGAATAAGTATAGTACTTTAGCAACAAATGCTAAGAATTCTGCATCTGCAGGAACTGGAATGTTCCCATTATTATACACAGATTCAGACAATAATACAGAAGGATATATTGATGATTCTGTATCAGTTTCTAATACAGCATCTCTAAAAGATCAAGTTGATAAAGTTAATGATTACTATGGTAGGTGGGTTAACCAGAATGTTCAACAAGAATATTGGAATGTATATGAATATCGTATTCCACGTTCAAGATTTAGTGGTGATAGATTAGATGCACTTACAGATGAATTAAAGTATAGTGATGTTGTAGGTGATAAGAGAGCAGGTCAGAATGTTATTGACACTGATACTAATGAGGAGAAGACCGATACCAGTATTTGGGAACTTGACTTCACCAAAGTCACCATGTACAAGATTGAGTTCTCATGGTATGGTGCTGTTGGTGCTCTATTCCTTGCATACGTCCCTGTAAGCAACGGAGAGGCACGTTGGGTACGTGTACACCATTTAAGGGCATCTAACCAACTGAAGATCTCTTCCTTGGGTAATGCAACGCTACCTATTACATACATGGTTCAAGGTGGTGGTACTGCAACTACTTTGGGATATGCTAATACCTTAAGACTTGCATCTGGATTCCAGTACGGATCAGCATCAGAGCATATTATGAAGTATGGTGCTTCATACTACATTGATGGTGGTGATAGAGGTACTGTAAAACTATTCAGTCATGCTACTCCAGTTGCTGTAGATGTATATGGTTCAAGAAGAACAGTTTATGTTGGAACTGGAAATACACAAGTAGATCTTGCAAATGCTACAAGTGCAACTAATCCTTATCTTGAGGGTGGTTCAACTGCTGGACTTTCAAGTTCCTATTACGTTGGTGCTAAAGTTATTACAGGAGAAGCATTAGATCAAAATGTAGAAATTACATATGTAAGTCTAGGTACTGATCCTAAACTTTATCTTAATGCTCCATTAAGTACATCAAGTCTTTCTAGTATTAAGATTATTCCTGATCGTCCTACTCCACTAATTGGTCTTAAGTGTAGAGACTTTATTGAAAGTAGTACAGGTCAGAGTGTAAGAAATAGAACTCAGATTTATCCAACTAGATTATCTACAGGATCTACTCAGGTTGTTAAGTTGGATCTTCTTAAGACTCCTGCATTCCAGACAGATCATATTCTACTTACTTCTACACCTCCTGCACTTCGTAAGAGTGTTAATATTGGTAAGAGAGGTAAACCAACAAAAGTTGACCTACCTTTGGTAAGTTACGTTGGAGCACATACATGGGATGCTTCTGGAGCAACAGGTACTAATGCACTTAAGAAAGTTAGTGGTGGTGCAACTCTTAATATTAGTAGTGCAGCATATGATTCTGCAACAGGTAGATTAACAATAACTACTTCTGCTGCTCATGGTCTTTCAGCTGGTAATGAAGTTAGAATTAAGAAAGAAAGTTTAGCATTTAAGTGTTCTATTGATGGTTATGCTACTGTACATACATATCCTCGTTTAACTGATCCAATGATGGATGTAAATGATGGTGCTATTAATGCTGGTGCAATAAGTGTAGATGCAGCAAACTCATCCTACAATCCAACTAATGGTGAGATGACTATTAGATCAAATGGTCATGGATTGAGTACTGGTGATACCGTTCAGTTTGCTCCATATTCATTAACTTTAAGTTGTGATTTCAATGGTGCAACAGGTGCTGCTGCTCAGAAGAAATATCCTCGTGAAGCAGGTTTAGGTAATGCTGGTGGTGGATCTGATCCAGCATACATGAACTGGTTAACAGTCACTAAGATTGATAACAACAACTTTAAGGTAGATGTATTAATTACAGCAGCTTCCACAAATACAAATACTCATGCATTTGTCGCAGCAGATGCTAACTCAGTTTACAAACCTTCAGCACTTGATGGTGATTATAGTAAACCACTTGCATGTATTTCTGCATCAGGTACTACACTTGTAGTCCGTGTAACTAATACACAAGCAGATAAAGGATCTCTTGCTGAATACATTAGAGATTTCGGTAAAGGAACTTATGGATACTTCAGAGGTTACTTTGCTGGTGATCCTGCTAAGAAACCAATTTCTGTTTTAGGTTATCTTGAGAATAGAGGTTATGATAGAACTAAAGATATCCTTGATGATGGATATTACTTCTATGCTCTAGAATCTACTACTGATGAGATTGTATTGACAACAGATGAACCTTTCTTGAGAGAAGAAAACTCTGCTCCTAAAGATGGTGCAGGATTATCTGGAGTTACTACATCATTTACTCTTGCACAGTTATCATCTGTCAAGATTAATCCACAGACTAGATCACCTATTCCAAAAACTGGAACTGTAGTTGCAAGTCTATTTGTTCCTGGATCTGGAGAAAATTATGACCTATCTCCATATTTTGATTATAATAAGGAATACCTATCATTCCCATTAACAAATAAAGTTGAAAGTCTATATCTATGTGCATCATCACAATCGGATTATAACGCAGCATCTGCTCAAGCAGAAATATCAGCAAGTCTAACTTGGGAGGAACAGTGATCCATGAATGGGGGAAAAGATATAAAGTTTGGTGACGACAAACGTGCCGTCGCCATTGTACCTAGTAATGAACAAAATTTATATAATATTGCAAACGGTGAACGTTTAACCGATGAATTTGGTAATCCTCTAATTACAGAGGTTGATACTTTTTATCTTCCTGATGCTACTGCAAAAAGATCTACATCAGTTACTCTTGGTGATAAGACTTCTTCATATACTAGAAAAGTATATAGATCTTTAGGTATTACAACTGCCACTTATGGTGACTTTGATGCTTATGTTGGTCCTAACTATGTTGGATTGACATCAGTATTAACTGTTAGTAGTGGAATAGTATCTTGTCCTCAAAATGTTTTAGTTTCAGGTGGTGGAACAGTTTCATTGGATGAGTGGCCAACTCATTTAGAAGTAAGAACTTTTACGGAGCAAGGTGAAAGAAATAGACTTTATTTTCCTACCGATGTTGGAATTGGTTCTGTTTTAAATTTCCATCCTGGAGATAGTATAAAGGGTGCAAATATTCCTGAAGGAACTTTTATATCTAGAATATCATATAATGGTAGAATAATTCTTTCTGATGCTCATAGTGGAGCAAGTGCTTATGAAGGTAAAATAGAAGTATTCAGAGCAGATACAGTTGTTAATAAACATGATCCAGTTTTAAAAGTTGAAGAGTCATTTAAAGAAAGTAGTGAAGTAAGTAATACATTACTTGGAGTTAATAGAGCAGAAGTACAATTAAGTTTATTTTCTAATGTATCATCTTATGGATTAGATCCAGATGAATTTGAGACTTATTCTTATACTGGTGGTAATAGTTTTGGTACTTGGGATCAAAGATTTAACTCAAAATTTGCAAAAGATAGATATAATGCAAAACATACAGAGGAAACATTAGAATCTGCAATACAAATAACATCATTCCCTGTTCCATATACTTATCCATTTGGACCAAACTTTGCTAATCTTGGTTGGTACGATGCTGATTTATTTGGTCGTTATTTAAAATTTATTGAAATGGGTAATGATCTTCATGAACATTTCAAAAGTAATGGTTCATATTCTAATGATTGGAAGAATAAATTCTTACCAATTGCTAATACTACAGTTACTGCTGGTGATGCAGATTATGCTGCTGGTATAGCAAATTCTTTTGCACAGATTGATACATGGACTGATACATGGAGAGATATTAAAGATAGTCAACTTAATGATCCAGTTACGGGAACGAAGTTTGATTTTTCTGCAGTTGGACAATTATCTGATGTAATTGCAGGTAAGGGTTATGATTCTACAAACACAAGACCTGGATATAGTTCTACCCGTACAAGATACTCTTATATGCAATCAAGAAGAGTATTCAGGTATCAACCAGGAAGAATTAGTGGATTTACATTTGGATTGAAGTCATCTACAGAACCAGTAGCTGGTTCTAAAATGGAATGGGGAATATCGAACCCAACAGACCAATATGTATTTAAAATTGAACAAGGACAACTTTCAATAGTTCGTAGAAGTACGGTTCCATTGGAGGCAAGTGCTCTTGCAAGAAGTGGTTTAACAGTATTAGATCAAGTTAGACAACCAGGACCAGATCCATTCGATACAGATCCAAATACTGGTACTGCAAGACAATATTGGACTATAGACATACCAAGAGATAAGTTTAATGGAGATCCATTAAATGGTAATGGTCCTTCTGGATATTTGATTAAACCAGATCAAGTTACCATGTGGAAGATTGAATTTGGTTGGTATGGTGCTATTGGTGTACGTTTCTATGCATATATCCCTGCTGGTGTTGGAGAAGCAAGATGGGTTGTCATTCATACAGTTATAATTGAAAACTCTCTTTCTGGTCCATCTATGCAGGATTCATATTTTAGATTTAAATATGAATTGAATGTAGATGATTCTGCAGATATAAGACAACCACAATTCTTATACAAATATGGTGCTTCATATTATATTGATGGTGGAGATGAAGGAACACAAAATGTATATTCTGCATCTAGTGGAGTAAAAACAATATTTGGTGGAGCAGCACCAAAAGAAACTTTACTTGGATTTAGATCTAAAGATTTTATACTCAGTAGTTCAGGTAAAAATGTTAAAAACAAGAAATTAATAATCCCAACACAATTAAATGTTACTACAGATTCATTAACTGAAATAAAAGTTGAAACTTGCAAAGCATGTCCTGGATTTGGGCATGTATATACTCCTGGTATTGCAAAAACTGATACTAGTAGAAGTGTTGAGTTGTCATTTGATACTGCATCTTCAGTAACTGCATGGGGTAACAGTTATTTTTATAAAACTGATGAAGGTGCTAAATTAGTTGCACCATCTCTTTATAATTTTTATATTGGTAAGGTATCAGAACCAGTTGGTACTGCTGGATCATATACGAAAGCAACTGTTATTGGTTATCCAGGAACAGCTCAAGGAATTAATAAGTCAGCAAGGTCTGTTGGATTAGTTCCAGTTAATGATAGAGTATTGGGAATTACTAGTTCTATAGGAATAGGAGTTTCGTATATACATCCTGTTAAATTGAGTAATAGAAGTTTCTATGCTGCATCTGATTTTGAATTTACTGGATCAAAAATAGAAATACAATTTTTAAATCCTGCAGGTTCAGATGCATATGGACATTTTGGTGATTTTACTGTTGGACTAACTGATGTAGAACCAGTAGTTCCTGCTGCAGGTGATCAGTTAGATGGATTTAGTATTGCAGGAGTAACTACATCTGTTTTACCAGATGAAAAAATACTTCAAGGACTTTATTCACATGCTTATGCAAATTTAGATGAGAAAGGTGTTGAGCAGTCAGAAGCTTGGGGATTTACTAATCCACCATTAAGATTGTCAATGGACTTTAGAATAGATGGTGTTGGTGGTGATGCTCCAGGACGTTGTTCTAAAATTACATATGAAGTACAATCACCTCAAAGAATTAATGATTGTTCCTTGTTAACTGCTAATCCACAAACAGGAGCAAGTGGTTTCTTTATACAAGTTTCAGGATCTTTACCTAATATTGAATGGGATGGAGGACAGGTTACAATTCTTGATGCTTCTGGACAACCAGATACTACAAATAAAACTTTTGTTGGTGCTGTTAAGACTTATATAAGTTCAGGTAACACTTATTCTTATATTGAGATTAGTGATTCTATAACTCCACCAGGAGGTGCTGGAACTACTTTTATACTCTTAATACGTCCGATTAAGATGAATGCTCCTGGTAATCCTATTAAAACTAAACTTTATAATTATTCTCCTTGGCCATTATATTTGGTTGCTAAAATGTCAGATGGATCAGCAATTAATAATATATCAGTTAGAGAAACCATAGGTGATTTTGACAGAACTATTTCTCCAAAATTATTTGTTTCTGATGTTTCAAATTCAAATGTTACTTGGTTGGGTAGTGGAGAAGTTACTACAGCAAATAACAATACAACAAATGTAGCAAATCCCCCTACACACTTTAAAGAAATTGAACGACTTTCTGGATCTGAAATTGATAATCAAAATGTACAAACTTTAAGACCTGCTACTTCTAGAGATACTCTTTATGTTGGAGCAAATTCTACATTACAGATTGATATGGGTAAGGTATTTGGTACTGATAGAGTAGTCATTACTCCAGATAGAAATAATGCTGAAGCGACATTCATCACAGGAAAGAAACTTGATGCTGGTTCCTCTGGAACAATTCAAGTTAGTATGAATTATAAAGAACAATAATAAATAAAGAAAAGTCTCAATATGGCGATTAGGAACCCTAAATTATTTGGTTTAAATGTACTCAGTTTTCTTGCTGATGTTGAGAATAAAAATAGTGCTCTTAGGTCTTTAGATCTTCCACCATTAGATTTGGATGTTATACGGGGATCTTCTAATGCTGGTACTACAAGACTTGATTTTCGTAGTCTTTCTAGATTAAAGCAACCACTACATAAGTTACTCGATAGGTATAGTAGAGATTCATCACAATATACTGGAATCTTGAATAGTAGAGCAGGAACAGATAGTATTTTATTTGGTAATTTAGATATTAATGGAGCATTGAGTGGTAATGCTATTCGGTATCGTTACATTAAAACTTTTGGATCTAGTGGAACAACAGGAATTGCAGATATTTCAACTTCAAGGGTTAGTGCATGGAGTTCATCTGCAAACCCTGTAATATCAACTTCACCAATATCTTATGGTGCAAGAGTTGGAATTAAGGCAGGTTCAGCATTAAAATTTGGAACACAACGTGGTGCTGGTGATGCAACAGGTCATAGATTAAAGACAACTTTAACTCCACAACAAAAAGAATTTAATTCAGAATTTCCTACGTCAGAGGTTGAAGCAACTATTGGTGGAGATACGATAAGATTATATGCAATGAAAGGAATCCCTATTATTTTTAGAGGATTTTTTAGAAATGTAAATGCTACTATAAAATTAAATTCGTTACTTAATAATACATCTCCAAGTTGGAGAATCGTTGAAACTAATAATTCAAATGCTAAATCGGATTATTCTGATTATGGTGGTACAACATCAACAATAAACTATAGATCTAGTGTTTCTAGAGAAAGAAACATTCAGTATTATTATAATCCAGATAATATTACAGAAGTTAGTATTACTTCTGCAAATCTTGATACAATACCAACTGTAAAATTAAAATCATTAGTTACTTTGAATTTAGGTTATAATAATCTTAAAGATTTTCCAGATTTAAATTCTTTTAATGCTAATGCAAATACACTTAAAAATGTATATTTGTCTCATAATAAATTCTATCTAGCAGAAAATTCTTCAGAAAGATCATTAACTACTGCAATTGTAAATAAAATTCCTGCAGGTATATCAAACTTACAACTGGGATCTACTTTCTATGGATCAATTGATGCAAACGTATTTTCTAGATTTACTTCTCTTCAAAGTTTAAGTTTATATAGAGGATATGGACCATATTTCCATCCAGATGGGATTAATGCAAATACTCCTATTCCAAATGTTTCTAATAGTTGTACATCTTATAATATACAAAGTAATGATTTTAGAAGTATAGCATCTAGTTCTGGAGATAATAAAAATATTAAAGAACTTACAAATGTAACTAATATTAATTTGTATGGAAATTATTATCTAAGTGATGGTGGTAATTTCTCTATTGCTAATGGTAATACTGTTCTCACTGACCTTCAAATATCATCTACTGCTTTAAATCTTCCAGTTCTTCAAGGTAAAGATTCTTTAGTTACAGTTAATGCTACTCATACTAGAGGTGCAGGAGGATTATTTTCTGGAAATACTTATAAATTCAATAATTGCAATTCTCTGCGAAATTTATACTTATATGCTTCTAGTTTAGGTGGAAATCCATTCCCTAGATTTACTAATCCTTCTTTATCTTACTTAGATTTACGTTGGACAGGTCTTGTGGGTGGATTTAAAGATGGGGCAACTACTGACAATAATTTCTTTATTCATGAAAATACTTTTAAGGATTGTACAAGTCTTTCAACTTTTTATATTCAACATGGATCAATGTTGCAAGCACCAATTGATAATGCAGCATTTAGTTATACTCCAAATTTAACAAATCTTTTGATTATATCTTATGGTCGTGTGACTGGAGCAATACCAAATATGAGTTCATGTACTAATTTAAATTATTTCCATTTACATTATAATGCTTTTAGTAGTGGAACTCCTAATTTTCAAGCAAATCCAAATATAAATTATGTGAATCTTAGTTATAATAAATTAACTGGACATATTCCTTCATATAAAAATTTATCTAATTTACATCAATTATATCTACATAATAATAAATTTACTTCATTAGGAACATTTGAGAATCTTCCATACTTATATTATTTCTATTGCCATAATCAATTTGTTGATGGTAATTCAGGAATAAGTGGAGAAATTCCAGATTTTTCTGGTTGCCCAAAGATGTATTATTTGGTCATGTATAATAATAACTTTAGTAGTTATAAATCAGGATCTTTTGAGACATTATATAATTTGAGATATTTGGATGTTTCTAATAATAGTCTTTCATCTCAGGCAATAGATCAAATTATTGAAGATTTATATACAAATTATGTTGCAGTTCCTAGAGGTCGTGTTAGTATTAATATACGTGGAAATCAACTTCCAGGTGAAGAGGCTTTAGATAAAATTATTATTCTAAGGTCAAAAGGATGGAGTATTACTTACCAGTAAAGAAAAATGGCAATTCAGAACCAAGGTTATAGAAAAGATTTAAACCTAGAAGAAACTACAATTGATACTCAAGCACTGAACAACATTGCTGGTGCTGGTATTGCTGATGATCTTAGAATTATTCAAAATAATTTAAGAAATTTATCTAATCTTGAATATAATACAATTACAGATGGATTTTTTGATTTTGGTGCAGAAAGTATTTTTGTTTATACGAATGATGATGTTGTTAGTGTAGCATCAACTGTTAGTATTGGTAGTACTACTTTAGAACCAACTGTAAATTATTTTGTATGCAATTCGGATGGAGAAACTAAATTTAAATTATCAACTACTTCATCTTCTAGTGCTGTTGGTGTAAGTACAATAACCATAAGTGGAACACCAAGTCCATTAGTATTTGATTTTCTTCGTAAAGATCCTGTACATAAAAATGATTTAATTAATTTTATAAAACCAGAACAACAGGATGACCAACATTTTAGTTGGCCTGATAATATTAATAGTACATTCTCTTCAACTCAAACTGCTCAAGAAGAAGCAAAATATTTTATATCTAGAAAATATAGAGGTAATGAGGACACTACAACTGATAGAGAAATTAAATTTGAAGGTATAGTTTCATCGAAAGACCCTGCTAATTTGAATACAGGAGGTAGTGGATTATCAGATCCAAAATCTCCAGGTGTTTTTATTGGTGATACCCGTGCATTTTCAAGTAATGATCAACCTTGGAATGAAAGTGGAAGTGATTTAGTTACTGAAAGTGATCAGGTTAGTATTGGTGAATTATCTTTCTTGGGAGATATAAAAATAGAAGGAATTACGCCAACCACACAGTCAGGTGGTACTGGTCCTGGTGGTACGAAATATGTTACTAATTGGACTCATAAAGTTCCAATTAAAATTGATGGAGAAACTTTTTATCTATTGATGACTACGTAGTAGCAAGTAATTTAAAATTTCCTGAAGGAGTATTGATAGGAACATATCTATTGGAGGTATCTCCATCAGTATAATTTACGATGTTTATACCTGTTGAAGTAACATTTATTTCATCAAATCTAATATTACCACCATTTATTTTAAGATTGGGGAAGTTTGTGCTTGTTTCCAGTCCTTCTTCTGTTGGAGTGAATGGTGGAGAAGTATCGACTGGTGGGCAGCATAAAGTTCTATCCCCATTAGCATTAGGAGCAACAGACATACTTTCACCACTTAGTAAATCATTTATAGTTGATTTACTTAGAGTAATTTGAGTAGAACTGTCTATTGTAATTGTAGTATCAGTATCAAATTGGAATCCTCTTATTACCCAACCATTTGAAACTTCAGCAGGAATAGATTTGACTGTAAGAACATTGTTTCCTGCAGCAACATTTCCATCTAAAGATATACATCTTGCTATAGTTGGTTGACAGAATTGAAGTAAACTATCATTTCTTAAACCTTTTCCTTCATAGAAGTATAATGCTCTAGTTCCATGTCCTTGACTCTCAGACATAGTTGCTTGAGTAGTTGAACCAGTTGTTGTTATTCCTGTATATTTGGTACTGCCATTACAAATCATAATCATACCAGATTTTAGTCCAGTAGTATTTCCACTTGATATTGTTAAAGTAGTACCACTTGTAGAACCTGTTGCTCTTTTAACAAATCCACGATGATCTATGTAAGTATGTGTGTTTGTCCCAGTAGAGTTAGTATTGGTATCAATAAGAACGTATTCGTTAATAACAACTTTTCTTATACGAGCACCATCGGGAATACCAGTTCCAAATACATAATTTCCTACTTCTATACCTGTGGTGCTTCCTACTACTATTACTGGTGTTCCACTCACTGTTGTACCACTATGAGATGCTTTTGTAATAGCACTTAATGAAGTTGGTGGAATATATTTTATATCTATTTTCTTTGTTGATTTTACTTTAACATATTCTGCTGAATTGGTAGAACTTCCGAGTGCTGATGTTGTAGTACCACCAAAAAGAATAGAGTTATCTACAAAGATTGGAAATTTACCTTTTGATTCATCACTGAAATCATAATCATGTGAAAATAATTCATTATATCTGAGATGATCTGCTGTAGAACCTAGATTTCTTGATATATCAAAACCTGCTGATCTTTCTTGAGAATCTGAATTTATTTCTTGCCAAGTTGATGAAGTTGATCTCCATCTTGGTACGAAATATCTTATTCTTATTTTATATTTTTGGTATTCTTCTAATACGTATGTTTGATATGTTTTTCTTGTTGAAACTCCAGTATCACTAAAGAATGTTGTACTAGTATTTGAATATGATCCAGTTACTGCAGGAGTACCTCCATCAGGCTCTGTTACGTCTGGATGTACTAATGTAACCGTATTGCCAGTTTGACTGACTGAATATACTTTACTTCCTGCTACTATATTTCCAGGTCCAGTAACTGTTTGTCCAACCGCAACATTTACACGTTTTGATGCAGTTGTTAAAGTGATACTATTACCTGCTGCAGATGCAGATGTTGTAAATGTTCCTCCCAATGATACATTTCCTCCTATAGAGACAGGAACTGTTCCAACTCTCATATGTTCAGTATATGTATCTGCACCTTCTGTTTGGAATTCAAATGTATAAGAAGCAGTAGTATCATAATGGAAAGTTGCTTTACTGGTTATAGTTGGTATGAAATAACCTTCCCATTCAATTCCTCCATTGGAGTTATCCGACATTGGAGTGATTTTACCAGTCCATGAAAAGTTACCTGCTTCCCAGAAATTATCTTGTTGAAATGCAGTTCCAGTAAATATTCCTACTTGTGAAATATCAATATCATCATTATTATAATACCTTGCAGTTAATCCATTACCACCATTAATTCTTGGAGTTCCAGAGAAAACTTCAAATTTATCTAATTGATTTTGATATGTAATTGCAGGTTTAAAATCTGCATTTGATCCATTTGATTTTGTATATTGTGTTCTACTTCCTGCAATTTTTTGATATTGTCCTGATGATAAACCTTCTGCATATATATTTCTTATTGGATCTAAATCTTCTGATACAAAAGTATTTCCAGTCTCATCAATTAGAGTATCTAAGAGATTATTCAAACCTTCTTTGGTACTTGATAAATCAGAGAGGTTTCTGTCTCTTCTTACACCGACCCTCTTAAATATTTTTCTTGCCATGATTGACTTTTTTTACTATTTAGTTTATAATAAATAGAATGACATAAATTTTGAGAAAAATGCCAAGCACTGACGACATGATAAAAGATCTAACTACCAAGATGCATTCATTGAGAGATGAATTGATAGAGATGGAGAAAAATTTTAATCTGAAGAAGGAACAATTCTTAAAAATTCAGGGAGCATTGGAAGCATTAACTGTTGTACAAGACAATGCTAAAGGAGTTTCAGAAAAAGGAGACGCATAAGAGTGCTAAATATAAGAAGACTTATATAAGTCTTTTTTGGTAGATACCGAATGCACTAAATGGCAACACCCTATAGGTTAAAGCGATCTTCGGTGACTGGTAAGAGACCAGCATTGGCAGATCTAGAGAAAGGAGAATTAGGTCTTAATTTCTATGATGGACATTTGTTCGCAGAGAGAGATACTGGTGGAGTAGGAATAGCGACCACAATAGCGAATTTAACTCCTTGGAAAGAGCATTTCGGTGGTGGGACGATTGAATATACTGGTGTAGTTACTGCACCCACTTATCATGGTGATCAAGTTATAGGAACTCCTAATGGTGGATTTAAGTCTGGTGCGTTTACAATAAGTGCTGATAATGTGACAAAAGATTCGATAAATGAGTTAAATTATATTTTAGGGAAATTAGTTCCAACTTCTCCAGATACAATTGCTGGTGCTGCTGTAACTGTTACAAGTTTAGTTTGTACTGGATCCAATTGTGAGACTGTTGGATTACTTTGTAATACTTCTGGAAGTTGGGTGCAGGATCATACTTCCACTGGTATTGCAACCGCAGGGCAATCATATTTAAGAAATACAGATAATACATTAGATACAAAGTATTTGTTCCAGTATGGACCTGGAGATAATGGGACTGTTACTGCATATATCAACACTGTTAATGTTGGTACAATAGGTTTAACTACTGCAGCCAATAATGGAACATATAATTCATCAGGTAGTAGTGCTGCTGCTGGTTTACAGATAGCAAATAATGTAGATGCATCTAATTCTGCTAGAAATCCTGGAATTGATTCAGGATTTTATTATACTTATGATGCAAGGGTAGTTGGTGCAGCATCTTCAAACGGATTTAATGAAGTATATTTCACACATGGTGGAAATACATCAGGAAAAGCATATTACTATGAAGATAATAGTACAGTAACTGCTCCTGTTATATCATTCAGTGCTGTTACTCCTCCTGCATCAGGTGTTACTACACATTCATCTAATATTCCTCACTATAAGAATGATAATGCGAATGCATTTACATATGTGGCAACTGTAACTAATGCCACAGGTAATATGTACAAGCAGAACAGACTGCTTAAATCTGAAACTAACTCTCAATACGTTGCTGCAGGTGGATCTGGAAATGCTTTTGCATTCTCTAATCCTGGGCATAAGAATTATGATGCTTTCGCTGGAGGAACTTTACCTCCTGCAAGAAATTATGGTGTTGGTAGTGGTGTAACCTGTTTAATTTCTCAGGTTCCACAGAATGTACATGCCACTGCAATGAATAATGTGAATCATTTCACACGGTGGGATGCTGATACTCCATATGGTCAACATACAGATCAAAGACTGAATTATGATAAGAATGTCAATATTATGGGAAGTACTGCTGTAACAGATGGTAGTCCAATAGATGAAGATAGTATATACAGTGATGTTGGTTCTGATACTGGTGGAGCAGCAAAGAGAGTTAATGCAGGTGCAACTGGAGACACTCCAACTCCTGTTTATACTTCATGGGTTTCTAATGCAACTCTTGCTGTATATGAAGCAACTGTAAGGGGTGGAGTTTTAAGACATGATGTAACTGATTATTCTGCTGCTGTATGGTTACCAACAGGTCCTGATTTATCTTCTGGTAGAGGTGGAAATCAGTATTTCCAAGTAGAGGTAATTGAAAGTGCTGTTTCAGAATTTAATATTGAAGTTGCTGGAACTTATGCAGGATGTTGGGTATGTATGCCTCAGAACTCTGCATGGACTAGTGGATTGAGTAATAGTAATGGTTGGGCAGATATGTTTGATGCATATGCTGGTGCTGGTACACCAAACAATGCTGATGATGGTTGTGCAAGTGGTGGTGTAATGACAGGTTCAAGCGGAACCTTTAAGTGTGTATTCGGAGAACAGTCATCTTCTAATGATACTGCTAATCGAATTTTGATTAGATTTAAATTGACTAGTGGACAGTCAATTACTACATTAAGATTTGAAGATACATAAGATAGGAGAGAAAAAGTAAGTGGCAGTAACTACTAAGCAAAAGGTTGACTTTCTATTAAAGAAGATTGGTTATACCAAGACCAAGACGGGTCTTGCGGATGACGAGACTTTAAGTGGAACTAAGAAGGCAGGCTTTGCTGAAGCACATGCCTCGCCACTTGTTATTGCAAGTACTAGTGTATGGGCAGATAGTAGTCTTATTCCTGCAACTCCTCCAGGGTCTGATAGTGCAACTGTAAAGAGATATCCGAGTTCATCTGCATATCGGATGACGTATGATAATACAGTCTCTGGTAACCGTGCTTTTATTGCAAGATCAACTCAAGGAAGTCAAACAGCATCAATTGATGGAGATTGGATAGATACTCAATTTGGTAATGGATATTTAATTGAAGTTTATAAAGATGATGCGACAGTTGCAGGTAATAAGATAGAAGCTGCTGGAGGTAATAATTCTTCAGGTAGTGCAGATGGATGGTTCTTTGATTACTCTACTGGTGTTTTAAACTTTAATGATACTCTAGTTCCTACTGGAATTGGAACTAATAACGTATATATTGTAGGTTATCGATATACTGGTAAGAAGGGAATACTTCCACCTGTTGGTTTTGGTACATTTTCAAGTTTAGATGTAACAGGTATTGCTACATTCCGTGATGACGTACAGTTACATGGTGTAAATGCTGGTGTTACATCTGCTTATTGGGATAAGTCTGCCAATGAATTTAAGTTTATTGATGATACTAAGTTAAGTTTCGGTACTGGCCAGGATTTACAACTGTCTCATGATGGGAGTACAAGTCTCATTAGAGATGCTAGAGCATCTGGATCAGTTTTAAAGATTGGTGCTGATAAATTATGGTTGCAGAATAAAGATGGTAATGAACCATACCTTGAAGCAACTGACAATGGCTCAGTTAAATTGTACTATGATTTTGGATCTAGGATTGAGACTACTGGATACGGAGTTTCGGTTTACGGTGGACAGACAGGTATAGGAACCATTGGTGCTCCTGCTATTTTACATATAGATCCTGCTGCTGTAGGTGATAATACAGGTTTAGTTGTTGTTAAGGGTAATCTCCAAGTAGATGGAACCCAGACTACTGTGAATTCTGCCACCATGACGGTGACGGATAAGAATATTGAGATTGCCAAGGGTGCTGCAAATGATGCAGCTGCAGACGGAGCAGGTATCACAATTGACAGTGGATCAGGAGATAAAACATGGAATTGGTTAGATGCAACAGATGCATGGACATCTTCTGAGAACATTCATGTTGCTGCTGGAAAGGTTTTAGGTTTTGCGGATGATACGAATACTTATATTGATAGACCTGATGCCGATAATATAAGATTTACTACAGGTGGGTCTGTAGCAGTTACAATTGATGAAAATCAAAGATTAGGTATAGGAGAAGCTAGTCCTGATCAACCGTTGCATATTAGACATGCTACATCTCCATCTATTAGAACTACATTAAATGATGCCACAGTTAGTGCTGGTAATGTTTTTGGTTCATGGGAATTTGAAGCACTTGATGTTTCTACTGGTTCTGCTGGTGTAGTAGCAAAAATTGATTCTATAGCAAATGCAGTTTTTGATGGTACTGCTGCACATGGTGCTGATCTTAGATTCTTTACATCAGGTACTAATCCTGTTGCAGCAACAGAAAGACTTCGCATTGCATCTGATGGTAAAGTTGGTATCGGAACTATCAATCCTCAATCTGAATTGCATGTTTATAAGGGTGATGCTTCTGTTTATACTAAAATAGAATCAACTAGTGGTGCGTCTACATTAGAACTTAGACACACAAATAAATATGGATCACTTAATTATTATTATCAAGGAACTCATAAGTGGTTATTTGGACAGATAAATCAAGACAGTGATATCAGTCTTTATCAACCAACAGGTGTTGCTGCTGGTGAGAATGCATATAGAATTGTAGTTAAAGCCAATGGTAATATTGGTATTCATAGTACAATTCCAACGACGACATTAGATGTCAATGGTACTGTACGAACTAATCAATTAAATGTAACTGGACTCTCTACATTTACAGGAGCTATAGATGCAAATGGTGATTTAGATGTAGATGGTCGTTCTGAGTTAGATATTGTTAATATTGCTGAGACATTAAATGTTGTAGGTGTTTCTACATTCAATGCTAATGTTCATTTATTAGATAATGATAGATTAAGAATTGGTGGTTCTGCTGGAACTTTTGATGGATTAGAATTGTATCATGAAGGTAGCCACAGTTACATTAATGATTCGGGAACTGGAGATCTCAAGATAAACGGTTCAGGAATAGAAATTCTATCTGCTGCTGATAGTGTAAGAATTGGTTCTGTACTTGCATATCAAACTCAATTATTTTATGCAAATGCATTACGTTTCTCAAGTTCTGGAATCGGTGTTACTGTAACTGGACAATTAGATACAACTAATATTAAAGCAACTGGTATTACAACTACTGGTACTTTGAATATTGGTATCACTGGACATACTATGGTTGGTATCACAACCATACTTGATGAAGATAACTTTGCATCTAATAGTGCATCAGCATTAGCAACTCAACAATCAATCAAGGCATATGTTGATAGTAGTAGTCCAACAGGTTCAAACCTAGCAGTATCTGCAGATTCTGGATCAAACGAAAGTATTAATTTAGCAACTGAAGTTTTAGATATTGAAGGAACTGCAAATGAAATTGAAACTGCAACAGGAACTAATAAGGTAGTTATTGGATTACCTAATGATGTAACAGTATCAAAGGCACTTATTGTAGGTGCAGGATTAACTGTTGGTGCAGGATTAACTGTTGGTGCAGGATTAACAGTTGCTGGTATTTCAACATTTAATGATGATGTAACATTTAATGGTGCAAATTTTGACATTACATTTGATAAATCAGATAATTCTCTTAAGTTTGATCAATCATTCCTAAAATTTGGAACAAGTAATGGATTTGTGTTTAGACAATCTGGTACTTATAGTACAATAGAGAGCACTCCTGGTTTACAAATAAAGGGTTCAGGAATTACATTCTTAAATTCTTCTAGTGCTAAGATGATAGAATGTTTTAACACTGGAGCTGTTGATTTATATTTTAATACAACCAAGCGTTTATCTACGACTGGAACTGGTGTTAATATAACTGATGATCTTAATGTTGCTGGTGTTTCTACATTTACAGGTGCTATAGATGCTAATGGTAATCTAGATGTAGATGGTTACACTGAATTAGATGATCTTAATGTATCTGGTGTCTCAACTTTTGCTGGTGCTATAGATGCAAATGGTAACTTAGATGTAGATGGTTACACTGAATTAGATGATTTAAGTGTATCTGGTGTTTCTACATTTGTTGGTAATACGAATATTGGTACAGGTGGAACAGTCTTTACTGCAATAGTTGGTGCTGCTGCTTCAATTGGTATTGGCGATGCAAGTCCATCCTATATGTTGGATGTTGCTGGTGCAATAAATAGTCAAACAGATGTTAAAGTTAATGGTGTCAGCATTTCAGATACAGCTCTTAATGATGCCGTCGCAATGGCAATCGCTCTAGGATAATTAAATCAAATGGCAAATACTTTTAAATTAAAAACTAAAGCGAACGTAGGTTTGACTACATCAAATGTGTATGTAGTACCCTCATCAACAACTACGGTTGTTATTGGCGTTACGCTTGCTAATACTTCAGGAAGTGGTATTAATGTAGCAATAGGAATTACAAGGGCATCCACGGATGATATAAGTGTACTGAAGAATGTACCAATACCTCAAGGGTCATCTCTAGAATTCATGCAAGGAAATAAAGTAGTATTAGAAGCAACAGATTCATTTACAGCATATAGTGACGTTAATAATACACTAGATGTAGCACTAACCATAATGGAAATAACCTAATATGGCACTTACTAAGGTTACTGGTGGTACTATATCTACCACTTCGGATTATCAGATTAATAATATAGTTGGAGTTGCTGCAACTTTTACTACTTTAAATGTAAGTGGTGTATTAACTTATGAAGACGTAACAAATATAGAGTCAGTTGGTGTCGCAACTTTTAAAGATGATGTAGAGTTTCATGGTACTGGTGCTGGTATATCTTCGGCCTTTTGGGATAAGTCTGCTAATGAGTTCAAGTTTAAAGATAATATAAAATTAAGTTTTGGAGATTCTCAGGATTTATCCATATATCATGATGGCTCGAGTTGGATAAAAAATACTACTGGTAATTTAACTTTAAATTCAAATACTATTCATTTAAAAGATGGAGGTAATAATAAAAGTTATCTAAGAACATATACAAATGATAGAATAGAGCTCTATTTTAATAATGGGGAAAAATTTAGAACCACTGGATATGGAGTTACAGTTTTTGCAACTACTGAAACTCAAAAATTAAATGTAACTGGTATTTCAACATTTGGTGGTAATATTGATGCAAATGGTAATTTAGATGTTGCAGGAACTTCTACATTTAATGATGATGCTACCTTTACTGGTGTTACAGCAGGTAGGAATGCCTTCTGGGATAAGTCAGAAAATTCTTTAGAACTTGGTGATTATACTTATTTAAAATTTGGAGCTGATGAAGATCTTACTGTTTGGTCTAATAATACTGCATCGGCAATTAATAATAAAACTGGTGAGTTAAGAATATTATCAGGAACTAATGTAAGAATATTAAAAAGAAGTGATGCAGGTCTTGGTTTTGCTGGACAAGTAGCAAACTTTAATATTGATGGGTCATGTGATTTATGGGATAGTGGAACGAAGAGAATAGAAACTACTTCAACGGGAGCAATAGTAACTGGAATTTTAACTGCAACAAGTTTTGTTGGTGGTTTACCTATAACAAGTGGTGCAGATAATAGAATTATTACAGCATCAAGTGCAAGTGCAATACAAGGTGAATCAGGTTTAACTTATAATGGATCTATACTTAATTTAACTGGGGATCTTGCAGTCTCAACTGCTAATAGAATTTATTTTGGAAATAGTGATGTTGCTTGGGTTAAAGGTGAACATGGAGGTTCTGGTTACTTACAGTTTGGTGTTAATACTGAACATATGAGGTTACTCAGGTCTGGTAATTTGGGTATCGGAACTGATAATCCAATCAATACTCTACATCTTCATGGTAACACTTCAGGTGTTGGTCCTATACTTCAGTTGTCTAATAATACTGGAGATTGTCGATTATTCTTTGGAACTCATTCAACAACGGCTGATGCCAATGCTCAAGGACAAATAAGATATAATGTAGCAAATAATTATCTAGCAGCATATACAGCAGGTAGTGAAAGACTTCGCATCGACTCAAGTGGTCGAATGGGACTGGGAACAAACGCACCTGATGGTTATGATAATGAAGCAGAAAATTTTGTAATTGCTTCATCAAACCATACTGGAATAACTATTGCAAGCACTGGAAGCAACAAGAGAACTAATTTATATTTTGCAGATGGAACTTCAGGTAATGCAGCATATCGTGGTGCAATTACATACGATCATAATGGTGATTATATGATGGTGAGAACTGCTGGTGCAGAAAGACTTCGCATCACAGCAGATGGTCCACACTTACTATTAGGTGGTACTAATGATGTAAATGAGATAACAGAAGGTGCTGCTAATGCTGGAATAGTTATTGGTAATACAAGTGATTATGGTAATGCTGGAATTGCAATAATCACAAAAAATGATGGATGTGGAAGAATATATTTTGGTGATGGTGTAACCAATAGTGCTGATAGAGGTAGGGGTTCTATTAATTACTATCATAGTAATGATTATATGGACATTTACACTGCTGGTGCTCACAGACTTCGCCTTAATAATACTGGACACTTATGTATTGGAGAGGCAACCTTCACTGCATCTAACGATGTTCATATTAAGAGAGCAAATGCTGGTGGAGATGTTGCAATAAGAATAACAAATAATACTAACCAGAATTCTGGATCAACAGCATCATTATATTTCACTACAAGTCCAACTCAAGATTTTAACACTGCTTATATACAAGCAAAGAGACTTGGGGGTAGATTAGAGTTTGGATATGCTACAAATAGAGCAACAGTTGTTATGCATAATGATTTGAAAGTTGGTATTGCAAGAACAACTAATAGTTATCAATTAGACACTAGTGGTACTCCTTCAGACACTGGTTGCGATACTGAATATAACTTAAGTATTAATAGAGAGTGCTTTAGTTCTACTAATACTGCTTATCTTGGATATAATAAAACTTTAAATGTAGATAATCAATATGCAGTAACTACTTTTAGAGCAGAGAATGTTAATAGAAGTGGAACTACAGGATGGATGGATGTAGCTAAGTTTGTTGCATGGGATTTGAATGCGAGAGTTATTATTCAAGCAGGTGGAACTTTTACAGGAGATCAAATTGATATTAGTGTTATATCATCATACAATAGTGCATTATCAAATGGTAGGTCAGGTCCAATCCTAGAAGTCAGACGCACAGAAGGACATAATGGTGGTAGATTTACAAAGGTTAGAATAGGATGTCATAATAGTAATAGACAACCAATACTTCAAGTTTATTTTGATGGTGGTGCAGTTCATAATGCTCTTGGTACTATTAATGTTACGTGTCATGATTATGGAAGTAACTATGGTGGATATGCAGATAGAGGAGAAGCAAGATTCCAATCTGGAACTTCATTAAATGAAGAGTGGGAAAGTGTAGATATTGATGAATCTGGTTGCGATTACTTTAATACATCAACCACACCAGCATTCTCTGCGTTCAAACATGATAATTCTGGACAAATAGGTTCTGGTACTTATGCTTTCAACAGTCAAACATTAGATAGAGGTGGTGATAATTATAATACTTCTAATGGTAAATTTACTGCTCCATGTGATGGTGTTTATTACTTTATTGCTACTCTTCAAGGGTATGGAGGTGCTAGTACTATACATGCTAGGTTCCAAAAGAATGGAACAGATGTATATAATCAGGGAACAAATACTCCATATTATGATGAGATGGCAGGTGCTCACCATAATTACAATCCATTTTGTCTAGTTGAACTTTCTAAAGATGATTATATAGAATGTGTTAGAAATGGTTCTACAAGGGGTATGCAATCTGCGATTGCAGGTTTCTTGGTGAGATAAATAATGATGAAATTACTTTAGAAAAATGCCTGATATTACTATTACAATAACTGATGATGAAAAGTTATGCCTTGATAATGTTATGGTCGGTATTGGAACATGGGCTCACAATGCAGTAACAAATAGAGCATATAAAGCAAAAAAGGAACTTCTTAGTCAGTTATATACATATTGTAATGCAAATAGTATTACAATTGCTACAGGAGAATCTGCACAAATAAGACAAGCATATAATGTAGGGATTGCATCCACTGCTGGTACATAAATAACTAAAAAGTAATATGGCGTATCTTGGTAACAAACCTGCAACTGGTGAGAATAACGCATTTAGGATACTGGATGATATAACATCTCATGTAGTATCTTTTGATGGGTCTTCTGCTAGTGTTGTATCTCTCGCCAATGATACAATTACAATTACTGACGATAAGCATAGATATGTAACTGGGCAGAGAATAACTTATGGTAAAGGTGGTGGAACGGTAATAACTGGATTAACAGATGCTACAGCATATTATGTAATTAGAGACAGTGCAACAACAATACAACTTGCTACTAGTGCATCGAATGCAACTAATGGTGTTGCAGTTAATTTAACAGGTCTTGGAGCAGGAACAGCACATACAATAACTCTTGCTTTTGATGGTGTTAATACAAAGTTTAAAGCAACATATGAAAATGGAACTCAAGATCCATTAATAACAAGAGCAGCACAACTTGTATTATCTTTAAATGGTGTTATTCAGCAACCAGTAGATAGTACAACTCCTTCAACTGGTTTTGGTATTGATCATACAGGAACAATTATATTTTCAACTGCTCCAGCATCAACAGATAATTTTTGGGGTCATGTATTAGCGAGTAATACAGTAACATTTGATATATCAGATAATACGATAGATAATTTTACTGGTAATGGGTCATTAGTAAACTTTACTCTTTCAAAGATTCCACCAGATAATAGAAATATTTTAGTTACATTAGATGGTGTAGTCCAGTATCCATCAGATAATAGTACTACAAGAGCATACACACTCTCAGAGAATGAATTGCAGTTTGTAAGTGCTCCTGCTAGTGGAGTTGCAATTCAAGTAAGACACATTGGGTTTGCTGGTGCATCAGGTGGCGGTGGAGGAGGAGTAACAGGATTTTATGGTAGAACAGGTAATGTAGTATTAAAGAATACAGATAATATTATTGCTAATAATGCAACCTTTAGTGGTAATGTCTCGATAGCAAAGACATTGACATATATGGATGTTACCAACATTGATGCTGTTGGTATTGTAACTTTCCAAGATGATGTACAATATAATGGTTCTGGTGCTGGTATATCTTCTGTTTTCTGGGATAAGTCTGCTAATGAGTTTAAGTTTAAGGATGGAGTAAAATTAAGTTTTGGTGATGCCCAAGATTTAAATCTATATCATTCGGGAGTTAATAGTTTTATAGATGATTCGGGAACAGGTAGTCTTTATATATCAGCAGCTAGTGATGTATTCATTAGATCTCATAGTACTAATAAAACGATGTTTAGAGGTACTGCTGGTGGAGAAGCAGGCCTATACTCTAATTCAAATAAAAGAATTGAAACTACTGGATATGGAGCTACAGTTTTTGGAACTACTGAAACTCAAAAATTAAATGTAACTGGTATTTCTACATTTGCTGGTGCATCTACTCATAATGAAGATGTTACCTTTACTGGTGCTACATCAGGTAGAGATGTATTCTGGGATAAGTCAGCAAATACACTATTAGTAAAAGATAATGCCTTTTTAAATATTGGTAGTGGAAATGATTTGCAACTTTATCATAATTCGAGTAATAATCATTCTTATATAAGTGAAGCAGGTAGTGGTTCGTTAGTAGTATTAGCTGATGATTTTTACATTCAGGATACTAGTACCAATTCAATGATTCAATGCATTGAAGGAGCTCAAGTACAATTACATTATGGGGGAACTAAGAGATTTGAAACCACAAATACGGGAACGATAACGAGTGGAATATCTACTGTTACTGGTGTAATTGATGCACAAGGATATATCAATCTTGCACAAAAAATAATTCATACAGGAGATGCAGATACTTCTATAGAGTTTGATACTAATATAATAAAATTTGAAACTGCTGGTGCTGAAAGACTTAAGATTGAATCTGGAAATATAACTCAAACTATTGATACAGATGGTGAAGGATTAATTATAACAACAGGAACAGCAGATATTAAACCTATGCTGACTGGTATTTCTCCTAGAAGTGCTGAAAATAATACAATTTTTGGTATTAGTGGTAAATGGGGTGCTAATGAGGTAGGTAGAATTGCTTTTGAAGCTGGTAATGATACTACGAATAAGGATGATGCGAGAATAAGATTATATACAAGACCTTCTGGTGGTTCTCTTACACAAAGAATTACCATTTCAGAAAATGGTCAATTTGTTGTAGGTACTAATCCTACTGTTAATGCTGGTAACATTGCTCACATTGAAGCACCATCTGGATTTAATAATGGTGAGACTATTGTAGCGATTGTAGGTAATGCTAACAGTGCAGGACCAAGACTTGTTTTACAAAATAAAAATACTGGTTCAAGTGCAAATAGTGAAATACTTGGAACTGATGCTGGTGGACAATCTACTGGTTCCGTTCGATTTTATCATACTGATCAAAGTAATAATTATGGAAAGATTGCTCTTGGTACGAGAAATGCTGGAGGACCACCAGTAGATAGACTTCTCATCGACAAAGATGGTAATATGATATTGGGAACTGGTAGTCCCAATACTTATAGTAATTATACTACATTTACTATTAATGGAACGACAGGTGGACAAATAGATGTTGAATCTAATGGTACAAAATTTGGAGATATATACACCCAATCTAATACTTTTCATATTAGGAATAAACAATCTAGTGGAAATGGAGATCTAGTATTCCATACTACATTAGCTGGTACTTGTTCAGAAAAACTTCGCATCTACTCAACTGGTTGGATAAAATCTCAAGGTACTGGTGCAAGCTTTGAACAAGTTGAAACAAATAGTTATAATTCTTCATGGGCAGCAGCAACTGGTAAGATAGCAATAAAAGGTGATCTTTCAGGTGGTAACTACTTTGGATGGAGACAAAAGAATGTTGCTGCTGGTAGCGTAACTCAAGCAAATGCAGAGAAGAAACTTCCAACTCTCAATGACTTTACTTATCCAAACAGTTCTTCTGGAATGCTTCTTGCTTCCACATCTAAGATAGGATTTGCTGCATCTGGTGAAAGCCCTCAGTATAGTACAGGGGTTACAATGATATTTGATTCTACTGGACTTGCTCTTGGTAGTAGTAGAGCGTTTGATTGTAATGATACTGTTAGTAATGCTACTACCGCAAGGATTAAACTATTTGGTAATAGAGGTCAGATAGGACTTAATCTGAATTCAATGTCAAATAATAAAACTAAATTAGAAGTTAGAAGTAATACTGAAGATGCTCCTGCTCAAGGATTAGTTTACTTTAAAGTAGATCAAGATAGTAATAACCCTGTTTTAAGAATTGACAATGCAGCTGGTGGTAATAGTACTGAAACTCATGGACTTTTAATAAAAAATACTGCTGCTGGATATGGATTAAGAGTTGATGCTGATGGTTCTGGTGGAAGTCCATTCATAGTTGATGCTTCTGGTGATGTTCACATTGGTCGAACTACAGATTTAGGTGGTAAATTAGATGTATTTGATGGAAGACTTATTCTATCAAAAACAGGAACTGGTACAAGAAACTGGTCATTTATAAACAATAATATTGCTGCTGGTAATTTAGGTATACAAGTATCTTCTGCAACAGATAACAATTCATTCCAGCATAGGATGGAGATTAGTGCAAATGGTCAAGTTTGTATTGGTAATCCTGCTATAAATCCAGGATATAGATTACACTTAATTAATAATGATACTACTCAGGCTACCAACGGTGGTGCTAATGATGTTTTAGCCATTGTAAATTCAGGAACAGCATCTAGAGCTACTGCTAATATTTTGTTTGCTCCTAGTGCTAGTCAACCCACTGTAAGAATTGGATCTTGGGCTTCTGATGATGGTAGTACTACTAATGCTAGAGATGGTGATTTCTTTGTTGAAACAAAACAGAATGATGTTTGGAGAGAACACTTCAGAGTTACTAATGGTGGTAAAATAATATACCCTACTAATACCAGTCAAGGAACTTCTTATGAAGATTTTTGGAATGGTTCACATGGTAGTAATGTATTCCAAAGTGTTATAAACTATAAACATTATGTTGGATTTAACGAATACACTTGGTTTAAGTATACAGCAGGTGGAGGTTCTTCTTCAAGAGCACAGTGGGTTAAGTTTAAAGTTATGTGGTCTACTGGACATGCATCAGGTGTTGGTTATTGGGATTTCTCTGTACTAACTAGAAATGCTCATGGCAACAATGCAGCAACACCAATAAGATGTGTTAGACAAGATTATTATCATCATGGTGGATCGTATTATGGTTGGTCAAGTAACCCAGAGGTGGTTGTTTATTCATCAACAACTGAGGGAGGGAGTGCAGGATTCTATTTAAGAGTTAGAGGTCATGGAAATCATAACGGTGGTTCATTCAATATGCATACTATGCAGTCATGGCACATATTGGCATTTGATAATCAATGGGAAGGTATTAATAACAGTAAGTTTGAATTTGTTACAAATAATTCTGGTGGCCCTTCTGCTGCTGGATCAGCAGTTAGTTGGTCTAATCCACAAACTTAATTTATTAGGAGATTACTATGGCAGTTTACAAAGGAAAGTATAGTCAAGAATCAAACGGTAGATATACTGTTGATTTGTATGAAGATTCTACTAAAAAAGATACAGTATCAGGTTTTCTTGATGAAGCCGATGCTAAAGCAGAAATTATTATTTGGGTTGCACAGGAAGGAGGGAATAAACCAGATATTACTTCGGCTGATTTCACACCAGATATGGATAATTTTAATTCCCTATATCTTTACTCTGGATAAAGAAATTAAGAGTTAAACGAGAATCGTTTTTATTATTACCAAAACTTTTAGATATTCCGTGTGGATAAAATCCATTATAAACTACTAAACGGTTATATTCATTTTCAACGTTAATAATTTCATTTTCTATACAATCAACAATTGAAGTTCCAGAGTCTTTTGGTGCTTCAGGAGTTAGATATACAACTCCTGCAGATGGTATGAAATCTTGATGATATCTAGACCACCAATCTTGATATCCTTTATTACTTTTTGTTCTCCATATATGAAAGTATGATTTAATTTCTGGATCTTTTATTTTTCTATTTGGTAAATATTCGCAACTTCCATCTTCTTTTAAGTTATCCCAATTAAACCATTCTGGATAGGTATAATTAGAAAGATCCATTACATCCCAAGCAAAGGAATATATTTCTTTTAATGCTTTATCTAATATAGGGTTATTAAAAGTAGATAACTCTGGTGATCTTGCTCCTCTCCATCCACCACCAAATATAGGTTCTTCAGACACGTTCCATTTACTCCAATCAAGATTTAATGCAATATGTCTTAATTGTTCTGGATTTTTAAAAAAATCATTTTTTGCAAAAATGTTCATTATATTCTATCAAATATTATGTTAAATGAAAGACTTATTCTGGGATAATCTGTTGTATGATTAGTTACTCCATGATATAGCCAAGATGGAAATAAAAGTAATTGTCCTACTTCTGGTTTAATAGGTATTCTATTAGTATTCCATTGAGTTGGAGATTCAAAAAATAAATTACCATCATCATCAGATGATTGAACATAATATACACCAGATATATCACTTCTACCATGATTATGTATGTGGATATAATTATCTTTTTTCATTAAGGTGAACCATGAATTTTGGATTTGATATTCATTACCAAAAAATGGGGTATCCATTGAATATACTTCTATATGTTTTTCTAATTCTTTTTTAAACTTATTTAATTTATTTTCTTTGATAGTATCAGTACGAAATGTGGGATCTGATAGATATAATGTATTTCCCCATATTGGGTGTGTAGTAAAGTTTATATTTTTTACAGCATCCAATAATTCATTTTGTATTTCAGGTAAATTTTTTATTGTGGTTTTATATAATGGAGTTCCAAATATAGATTCAACATTATTCTTTAATTCTAAATCCATAATTTTTTTATACTATTAGTATTATAACATAATATTCATATTTTTTCAACTTGTTTTATCTCATAAATAACTAAAAAGTAATTATAAATGGCATTAGATAAATTAACCAAACTTACATCTAATTCTGGTATATCAACTGTCATTGATTATACTATGTCAGACTTGGTAGTTGATTCTATCAATATTGCTGGTGGTGGAACTACACTTGGTAAAGATTTTGAGACGAGAAATTTAAAAGTAACGGGATTATCTACTTTTGTTGGTAATGTTCAGATGGACGGTAATTTAACCGTTAATGGAACGACAACAACATTAGATACAAATTTAATAGGTGTAGATAGAGTAGAAGTAGTAGCAAACGATAATAATTACGCAGGAATTGCAGTAACTCAAAGTGGTACGGGAGATATTATATCTGCATATGATGGAAGTACACAGGTATTTGTTGTTAGTGATGGTAATAGAGTAGGTATTGCAGATTCAATTTATCATCTTGGTGATACTAATACAGCGTTTGGATTTCCTAGTGCTGATACATTTAAAATAGACACTGCTGGTGTAGAAAGATTTCGCATCTCATCATCTGGTGCAGCAAAGGTAACTGGTACTCTAGAACTTACTGATGCATTGTATTGGGATGGAGATACTAATACTACTATTGATAATGCTGGAGGTACTGCTGATTGGATTCGATTTAAATCGGGTGGAACCACTGTTATGGACATTAATGCATCTCAAAATGTACACATCCATGATGATCGACAGTTAATAATAGGTGGTGGGTCTGATTTAAAACTTTATCATTCATCCAGTACTAATAAAAGTTATGTAACTTCTACAACACACGATGTAATCCATGCTTTTAATGTTGGAAAACCTTGGACACTACAAACAACTGCTGCTGATAAAAGGATTCATTGTCCTACTACTAAATCAGTTGAGCTATATTGGAATGGAACCAAAAAATTCGAGACGGATCAAACGGGAGTTATCGTAACTGGAATTGCTACTGCAACATCAGTGGTGTCAAGTTATGGTGGTATTGTAAATAAATTAACTTATATTTCTGGTGGTGCAGAGGGTTATACTGGAACTACATCTAACCATGCTTTATTTGTAGGAACTGCTGGTTCAAATAGAATAAAAATAGCAAATAATAGTGCTGCAACATCAATCGGTGGAGCAATGGCATTTAATGGAATGCTCACAGTACAGGGTGATATATCTGGACAAATATTGCATCTTAAAGCAACAGAAGATACCAGTAGATTAATGGTATCAGGAACTGATGCTAATGGTGTAGAAGTTAATTTATATGATGCTGCTGGTGGACAGAAAGGTATATTAGGAGTTTCAGGTACTGAGTTCTTTATTAAAGCACCTAATAGTAGTGCTCCACTAACATTCTATACTCATAATGGTAGTAGTATTGGAGAAAGACTTCGCATCACAAATACAGGTAAAATTTATATTGGAGCTACATCAAGTGGAACTTATGATGGGATTCAACCACATGTTCAACTAGAAGGAACTGATTATAATACAAGCTCAATGAGTTTGTTCTGTAATAGTAATAGTTCTAATAATGCACCTCAACTTCAGTTAGGTAAATCAAGATCTGGATCTGATGGTGGATCAACTGCCCTTCAAGATGATGATAGAGTAGGAAGTATATATGGTATTGCTGCAGACGGAACAGATAGAAATAGTTCAGTTGCATCAATTCAATTTTATGTTGATGGAACAGTTGCTTCTAATACAACGCCAGGTAGTATTCGATTTGCTACAACTGCCACTACTTCGGGATCAAGTACTCCAACAGAAAGACTTCGCATAGACAGTGATGGCCGATTGCTTGTAAATGGGGCAGCAGCAACAAATGCATTTGTAGGTGGAGATGATTTAATCATAGGTAATGCATCATCAGGAACAAGAAGTGGAATGACTCTTGTTAGTCATAGTGGACAGGATGGTGGTATATATTTCTCTCGTGGAACTTCTTCTAATAGTGATTATGTAAAAGGTCAACTTGTTTATAATCATGCTAATGATTATTTCGCAATCTATACAGGTGGTACTGGCATTAGATTAAAAATTAGTGATAAAGGTGGACATAATATTACCAATGCTTCAGAATATGCAGCTGCAAATCTTGCTGAATGTAATAATGATGCTGTTGCACTTAATATTAGACAGACAAGAGCTGGACAAACAAAAGGAATTGCTATAGGTGCTATTGGTACTAATACTCAGACGGGTCTTCAAGCATATGATTCATCAAATAATAGTGCAAATAATTTCAACATCAATCCATTTGGTGGATATCTTGGAATTGGTCTAGGAGCAGGAAATGACCCTAATGAACTATTACATATTAGATCATCAACTAGTACTGCTCCATTAATCGAGATTGAACATAATCAAGGAACTGGATTTAAAGCTCAGATTGGTCTGCGTGGTAATGACCTTGAGATAAGAGGTTCTTCTGGACAGATGGAGTTCTATAATGGAACTATTGATGGTGCATCTTCAGTTGAAAGAATGAGAATTAAAGATGATGGAAAAATAGGTATGTCTCAAGGTGCTAATGTTCCTTTAACAGCATTACATATTTTAGATAATCATAATAGTTCTTGGGATGGTGCGTTAACCAAAAGTAGATCAGTATTAAGACTTGAAACTCATTGGAATGCTCAAACTGCAAGAGCAATTGGTGATTATGGTGCTGGTATTGTTTGGAATCATTTAGGTGGTCATGGTTCACAACATAATGATAATGCTCATGCATGGATGGGATTACGTGTATGGGATACACCAGGACATGAAAGATCTGCATTAATATTTGCAACAAATGATCAAACAGGTAATGAATCTACTCATGATTCTGGATTAAAAGAAAGAATGTCAATAACTCCATATGGACAAGTTGTTATTAATAATCCTACAAATAACCAAATGACATCTTCTTCTCATGCAAAGTTGTGGGTAGAAGCAGATGGTATTAATCTTACTGAGTATAGTGTTGGTGATAATGAAGGATCTCAACCCCATTTCACATTGGCAGGATTGAATTCTCATGTCAGATTGGATATGGGAACAATGGATGTTAACCCATATGGTGGTTATATACAGGCAAGATTTGATAATGCACCAGATTTAGGTGCAACAGATAGTGATGGTCTAGAACCATTGATGCTACAACCTAAAGGTGGAGCAACAACTTTCAATTTTGGTCACTCAACAACAATGCCAGGTAATTTTGATCCTGATTCTCCATATGGTATCATTAGAATGAGGGCTGGTAGAGCTGCTTCTACAAGTATCAATGACGATACTATGGCCGTTAAGATTTGGCCAGCAGAAGAAAGAGTACATTCTGGACAAAAAGGAGAGCAAGACCAAGGAACTAAGTATGGTGGTATTGGTTGGTTAGTATTGGATGGTCAAACTCATAGTGGTTGGGCAGCATATGATGGCACACAGTGCTGGCAGGGAATGTCTCTTCATTCAACACCTGGTCAGGAATTAGCAAACTGGCAACTTAGAATGAATGATTCTGGTAATGCTAATTCTCATGCAAATAATATTGCATTACAAGCCAGTCCACAAGGTTGGGTAACAAAACCAAATCTTCCTGCATTCCACGTTGGTACTCCTAATATAGCAGGTGGTAGTTCTGGTTCTGTATGGAGATGTCACGCAAATTCACTTTGGCTTAACCGAGGTAATCATTATGATAATAACAATGGTAGATTTACTGCACCCATAAATGGACTATATTATTTCTTCTTCTGGGGAATGTCTACCAGTGGTCATAATGCCACTATGGATGTTTATTCTAGATTAGAAGGAACTCGTGACCAG